CTAAGTGCACGCCCGAGCCTGATCCCGCATGACGCTGTAGTCGGCGAGCATTTCAACGATTGCCGACCCATCCGGCAGCAGATCGAGCTCGTCGGCGGCGCGCGCCTGGATCTGGCCGGTGTACTCGACGACCGGCGGACAGGTCCCCAGCCCGCCACCGTCAGAACCGACCGTCGCGCAGCCGCTCAGCAAGCTCGTTGCGATCGCGAGGACGGCGAGCCGCCGCTTCCAGCATCCGGCGATGGACATCATTTGCCTTCTCCGTGGTCTCAAGGCGTTCGGCGAGGCGTCCCGCTCGCTGGCCGAACCGCCGAAGCGACAGCAGGAACAGGAGCACGGCGAGGACGATGGCGCCGTAGCGCAGCGCCGCCCGCCCCCAAGGGCTGGCTGCGATCCCGGTGAGGAGTGCGCCGATCACCGCCGCCCCCGGTGCCAGTCGTCGAGGCGGGAGTAGATCGTAACCGCGATGCCAACGAGCGCCACGGCGATGAACACCCAGCGGAGCGTATCGAGATACGGCACCAGCGGCAGTATTGCGGACTGGGTCTCCGCCAGGACGCTCTGCGCCACTTCGACACCCGCGGCGCCCAGTGTCGCAACTCCGGCCGCGCCACTGCCCTTCATGGTGCGGCTGTCGGCCAGCACTTCGCGTACGGGCGGAGTCTCGGCTGCAAATGCAGTCGCCCGGACCGGGAACCGCTTGCCCCACTGGCGTGCGGGGCCGAGGTCGACATGGATGAAGCCCGATCGCGGGTAGAAGCCGAACCCAAGGAACCCGACCTCGCGCGCCGCGGCCTCGAAAGCCACCGGGTCGTGGTTCGCCATGGCGATGTCGAAGGCGGCGCCGTCGAGGTGCTTGGAGCGAAGCGCGCCGCCCACGGCGCGATTGTGCTCGGGGCTACGATAGGCCGAGCGGACAATCAGCGGCTTGCCCAGCCGGTCGCGCAGCGCCTGCAGCTTGTCGAGCGCCGGTTCGTTGATCAGCAGCTTGCCGGTGCCCCGGCAGGCGATTTCTGTGGGCGAGAAGTTGGGCCAGCGCCAGGTGCCCGCGGGCACATCGCGCCAATGGCGGTGGAAGGTCGTCGTCATGGGGGTCCTCCGAAAACGAAAAACCCGCCTCGAGGGCGGGTGCGGTTAGGCTGATGGACGGGATGGTGAGCGGCTACGGGCCGCCGCCGAAGATCTTGAGCTTGATCGCGATACCCGCGAGCAGCGCCAGCATGACGCCGGTGGTGATCATCCGGACGGCGGTCTGCATGGCGGTGCGGCGCACCAGCCGGATGCAGTCCACCAGGGAGCGCAGATCGCGGATGTCGAGCGCGGCCTCGTCCCCGTCGAGGCCCACATCGGCGAGCGCGCGCTTCGCGCCTTCCTCCGCTGCCCGGGTCAGGATTGCCTCGAACTCGGCGTCGGGGATGCGCACGAAGCCCTCGGATCGGGGTGGTGTCATCGGAGCCTCCTTCCGCCGTTCAGCCGATCTTGCAGCCCCAGAAGGACGTGTGGTCGGCCGCGAAGTAGCCGTCCGCGACCCGGAAATACCCCTGCAGCTCGACGGTATCGCCCGCGGTCAGCGGCACCATGGTCTGCAGCCAGATCGCGGTGGCGAGCGAGACGTGGGTAGCGGAGATTTCGCCGAGAGAGCCACGGATTTCCGTGGTTCCGTTCAGCACCAGCCGCCCCCGCATGCGCGCGGTCGTGCTGGCGTTGACCTTGTAGAGCAGCGTCGCGCCGAAGAGGTAAGTGCCGGCGACGGGCGCGACGAAGCGGTTGTTGCCGGCGTCGAAGGCGCCCTGATCGTTATAATCGGTGTTGTTGATGCCGATCTTCGTCCAGCTGTCGAGGCCGACATAGTTGTCGTAGTTGGTGTAGCCCTTGAAGCGCGGCAGCCGGGGCTGGTCGACGATGCCGGTGGCGTTATCGACGATCAGCCCGTCGAAGAAGCTGCTGCCATCGGCCGAGACGGCCAGCCGGAACCTGTCCGAACCGAACAGGCCCATCAGCGCCTTGGTGACATAGTTGGTCTGGAAGACATAACCGAGATCTCGGCCTGCTGCCTCTTTGTTCATAGTGTAGAACAGATCGCCGGTGCCACCTTCTGCGATGCTCTTGGCGGTCCAGAGCGCGGCATTGAGCTTGGCCGAGAATGGATTGGCGGCGTCGGCGTTGGTTCCGATGCCGAGCAGCGCCATGTTCTGCAGCTCGGCGGGCGTCGTGCCGATCCAGACGAAGCCGTCGTAGACCAACAGCAGCCCCTCGTCCTCGACCCATGACCGCCAACCCGCGCGTGGCGCAAGCCGCAGCCAGGCCCCGTCGGTCCAGAGCGCGACGTTCAGATCCCAACCCGCCCAAGCTCCGGTGGCGCCCGAAGCGACGATGTAGCGGTCGCCATCGGAGGGACTGCCAGGCGGTGCGGTCAGGTCGCGGTCGTGGACGGAAAGCTGCACGAGCCCGTCGAGGATCCGCAGCGCCTCGTTGTGGGTGACATGCTTCTGGGCCTGCGCGGCCATGATGAAGGGCAGCGCCAGATGCACTGTTGTGTCGGACATGGGTGTCTCCGATGATCAGAACCAGAGGGTAGTAGTGAGCGCAGCACCAGCGCCAAACGTCTGCCCGATCTGGGCAATGCGGACGTCAAGGGAGAAACCCAGTCCGAGCGGTGCGCCCCAGTCGGCGCTCTGGTCGGCTGCGCTGTAGACCACGCTGGTGGTGGCAGTGGTCAAGGACCGCTTGACGGTTGCGCCGTCGAGAATCTCGACCTGCCAGGATTCGCTGGCCTCGCTCATCGGGATTTCAACGGCATTCCAACTGTCTGCGGCGAGCGAGCGATCCCGACGCACCCAGCGAATGGTGAGATCACCAGGCACGCGCGCCTTGCGCCATGGTTGTTCGACATGGACCGGCGCGAAGGGCCGGAGCCCAACACCCTCGGGCGTGAAGGTCTGTGCCACATAGGTCTCGTCGCTGACAGGTTTTGAGGCCGGGCCGATGCGCCAGTTCATCGCCATGCCGAGATCGGCCTCGGTGACCGGCAGGTCGGCGAGCATGCTGTCGAGCACCACCACGCGCGCACCCGCCGGCACCGGATCGGCCATCGCGCCTTCGGTGCCGCGCTGACCGCGCAACAGCCGCGTCAGCCGGTAGCGGCCCGGCGCGATCAGTTCGGCCGATCCTGCTTGCAAGACCTCCCAGATACCTGGTGCGCTTTCCACTGCAAGCGCATTGGCGCCGCCGAGGAGCGCAATATCGGTGACGCTTTCGAGCGTGCCGGAGACGAGATCGACGATCATGACGTTGCCATGGTCGAAGCGCGAGACCGGCCCGGACCACAGATCATTCGTCAGTGCGCCGATGCGGGCACGGGTGCTGACGGCAGTGACCAGCTCGTAGCCGTCATTGCCGGGGCTGCGGAACACCGCCAGCTGCCCCGGCCATGGCTGTGCCTGCGCGGCGATCAGCGGATGGTGCGGGATATGCGCTTCCGTCAGTTGCGGCAGGTCGAGGATCACCACCTCGGGTGCACCGAAGACGACAGTTTTTGAGAGTGCCGACGGCCGTGCCGCACCAGGCGGCAGGTCGTAATCCTGCCGATCCTGGCGGATCGCCTCAATGGAACGGGATTCGGCATCCGCGACCGAGACGAGGCGGAAATCGATCTCGCGGCCATCATGGTCGAGCCGGATCACGTCGGCCGGATCGAGCGCCAACCGCGATGGCGGCAGCCGGAAGACGGCGCTCTCACGCCCGGTCCAGGCTTCCATCAGCGCACGGCGGCAACGGCGTTCGGCCTCCTCTAGCGGCACCGCAAACGGAAAGGTCTCGGAGGAGATGCGAGATGCTTCAACGGTGATGCGGCGGGCTTCGACGATCGCCGCATCGTAATCCTCGTTGGCGCGCGCCACCTGCCATTTGAGCGCCTGGGGCAGTTCGGTCTCCTGGCTGCGGGTCAGCTCCAGAACCTCGTTCTGATCGGCCGCCACCATGGCCTCAGTCGGAATGCTGGCGACGGCCGCCCGGCCGCGCATGACAAAGCGAATCCTGCCTTCACTTTCGACGGCATCGAAGCCGAAGTGACGGGCAAGGTTCGCGATCGACGCCCGCGGGCTTTCCAGTGCGCCGATGACATAGCCCTCGACGGCGCCCCAGAGCCCTGAGACATCGATCTGCTCATCTCGCATACCGGCGCGCCGACACAGATGCCGCACAAGGGCGGCGAGCGAGACCGCACCGAGACGGCCGGTCAGCCAGTGGCCGAGCCGCCAGTTCTCTCCGTCGGTCCAGACATCGGTCAGCTCGGGAAAGAACGGATAGGGTCGCGCATCCCAGGTCCAGGCAGCGCATTCGGGCACATGCACCATGCGGCTGCCTGAGATGGACGAGATTGGATTGTTGGCCGGATCGCTCCACCACAGATACGTTGCTTCCAGATAGGCGCGCTGGATGGCATCGTCGCGCCAGCCGCGCGAGAAGTGTGGCACCTCGCTTTCCGCCGACTTCGGATCGACGAAAACGTTGGGCTGGTTGGTACCGCGGTCGATGGCCGGGCAACCGAGCTCGGTGAAGCGGATCGGCTTGGATTGCGGCACCCACGCCGTCGGTGTCGGACTCTCCACGCCGCCAGGACGGTCGTAATGCCTGTTCGACCACCATGAGCGCAGGTCCTTGCTGCGGAACACCCACGGTTTGGCGGCGGCACCATCGGTGATCGCCGTGCGAATCTGGTTCGCCCGATCGACCTCCGAGGCGTAGTACCAGTCGAAACCTTCGCCGCCTCTGATGTTGGATTGCAGATAGGCGCGATCATGAATTGCAGGCCAGCCGGCCTGCGCATCGAAATGATCGACCCCGTCGCGCCAATCGGAGAGCGGCATGTAATTGTCGATGCCGATGAAGTCGATGTTGCTATCGGCCCACAGCGGATCGAGGTGGAAGAAGACGTCGCCCGGGCCATCCGCTGGCTGATGCCCGAAATACTCGCTCCAGTCGGCGGCATAGCTGATCCTCACACCAGGCCCGAGGATCGAGCGCACAGCCGCTGCCAGGTCGCGCAACGCCTGCACGGCGGGATAGCTGCCGGCGCCATCACGAATAGTGGTCAGCTCGCGCATCTCCGAGCCGATGATGAAGGCATCGACGCCGCCGGCCAGTTTGGCAAGCTGCGCGTAATGCAGCACCATACGGCGCAGACCCCAATCGCCGGTGGGGCCGGTCCAGAGCACGGTGTCTCCGAACGCCACAAACTGTGCCGCGGTCGCTGCGCCGAAGAAGGCTGCCACCTGCGATGTGGCGGTAGCGGTTTTATCGACGCTTCCCGCGTAATCGGCTGCCGGCGAACAGGTAATGCGGCCACGCCATGGAAACGCCGGCTGACCAGCCTCGCTGGCGTTGTCGGAATACGGATTCGGCAGTGAGTTGCCCGGCGGCACGTCCATCAGGATGAAGGGATAAAAGGTGACGCGCAGTCCACGCGCTTTCATCTCGCGGATTGCCTGCACCACGGCAAAGTCGGCAGGTGTGCCGCCATAGACCGGGCGGTTCTCGGCGTCGCGACTGACGAGATGGGCATTGGCGCGCGATACGCCGTTGACAGTCCAGGTCTTCGGGAAGGTCAGCTTCGACGCCAATTCCACGCCAGGCCTGATCTGGCAATGGCCGGCGCGCAGATCGTTGCCGAACCAGGCGACGACGAGACTGACGCTTTCAATTGCAGGCATCGTCGCCTGCAGATGATCGAGCGCCACCACCATGTCGGCGGTGTCGGACAGCGCGTTGAGATTGGCCGGGATCTGTGTCCAGGCGCTGCCATGGCGGATGCCTTGCGTCGCATAAGTGAATTCGCCCGAAGCCGGAATCATGGTGACGGCGCGAACCAGCCCTTCGGCGGTGTCGGCATCGGCGAGCGGCCGAAACACCTCGAAGGACAGCTGCGGCAGGCGGTTGCCGTAATTGGCGAGCGGCAATTCCTCGAACACAACGTAAGCCGTGCCACGATAGGACGGCGTATCGGCCGCGCCCATCCTGGCGGCAATGAAGGGGTCTGCGGTCTGGTTCTCGTCGCCGGGATACCAGCGCCAGGCAATGCCGGCGGTATCGAGCAGCTTGCCATCGGCCCAGATACGGCCGATCCCGGTGATCGGACCTTCGCAGAGCGCGACCGCAAAGCTCGCGTAATAGAGATATTCGGTGGTCTGCACCTTGGCGCCACCGCCGCCCATCGAAAACCCCTTGCCGCCGCCTTGCGTGGTGGTTCTGCTCTCCTCACGAAAATCCGTGGCCCAGATGATGTTGCCGCCGATGCGCATGCGGCCATAGAGCCGGGGAATGACGGCGCCTTCGGTCGACGAGGTCAGGCGCAGGCTGTCGAGACGCGCACCTTCGATCCGCTGGGCAGGGGTGAGCGACGACACGATCCAGCTGTCGACCATCGAGCCTGCGGCGGCGCCGACAAAGCCGCCGATGGTGGCGGCACTGATGCCGAGGATGGTGCCGCCGATGCTACCGCCAATGGCGGCACCGGCGACGCCGAGAACGAGAGCGGCCATGGATCAGGGCTTTGTCTTGCGCCGGGCCTTCTTGCACAGGACAAGGGCCGGCCGTGGAAACAGAAAGGCGAAGGCGATGCGCCGTCGCCAGGGCAAGGTGAGAGGTTGCTCGATCACGCCGAGCCGCTCATAGGCATGAAGGAAGCTGTCGGCGCTGGTCAGAATGCCAACATGTTTGGCAATGGCGCGCGGCGCCATGCGGAACAGCAGCAGCGCGCCGGCACCAGCATGTTCTGGTGCAATCTCGATCATGGCGCCGCGGGCGCCCTCGGCCAGCACCTCGCGCGGGCCGGTTTCGCCCCAGTCGCGGCTATAGGGCGGGATGATGAAGGGCTCGTCACCCACCACCTCACGCCAGACGCCGCGAGCGAGGCCGAGGCAGTCGCAACCGACACCCTTGAGGCTTGCCTGGTCGTGATACGGTGTGCCGAGCCAGGCGCGCGCGACGGCAATGACCTTTTTGGGGGCAGCCGACTTCACAGCACCGCTCCATTGTGGCCGCCATCGCGCGTTGCATAGCGCAGCACCGCATCCTGGCCGGGGATGTGGGGGAAGCCGCGGAAATTGGCGACATTGGCGAACTTCGCATGGCAGGTCGCGATGCGCTTGTCGCAGCCGGCGCGGATGATGAAGGCATCGCCCTCGCCAATCGGCCGCACCGGCGCCTCGAGCAGCGTCAGGATGGCGATGCCGTCAACGAGATCATGCGACAGCACTTCGGCCTGCCGCCCTGCATTGACACCGCTGGTCCATGTCACCGTGCCGAAGGCAAACCAGCCCGCGGCAAAGCCACCGAGCCCCGATGCCGTGAAGGCACGGTCGCGCAGCATGTCGATCACAGAACCTGTTCCCTTGAAGGAGGGCGCATCGAGATTGACGCGGCAACGGGCATCGCCGAGCGTAGCGTCGCAGGTCGCCTGGAACATGCGGCCGACGGTCTGACCCAGCACATGCGCCTGGCTGCGCATCTCGGCAACAAAAGCGAGCCGGCCGCGCCGGATCTGACCGATGACGCCGCGGCGCATCAGCACACGCTGCGAGGTGTCGGCCCAGTTGACCCGCCAGAGCTCGACCTCGGCATTGTCCCAGCGGCCGTCGAGAATGTCGGTCTCGGTGATGCGATCGGAGGTCAGCACGCCTTGCGCGTCCTGCGCATCAACCGACAGGTCCGAGCCTGAACGGACCTCCGATGCCGTCAGCCCGCTTTCCGGCTCGAATTCGGTACCAATGAGATAAAGCGTGCGATCATGATCGGTGAAGCCGAACACGCCACCATCGGCACGGGTGATCCTCCAGCACCAACTGAGCGTCGTCGTGCCCGCGTCGAGATGGGCCTGCAGTTGAGGGGAAAGAGATTTCATGGTCGATCACCGGCAATCATGACCGCTCCGCCCACTTGGCGAGCGCGTCCTTGACCGTGTGGCCACCCATATAGAGGCCCATGAACCAGGCGGTCAGCGTCATCATGGTGGAAAGGTCGACACCGCCCGCGATGCTGGAGCCAAGGATGGCGTCGGCCAACGGCACCAGCACCAGACGGAACAGGAACAGAAAGCCGAGGAACCACATCCACGCCGGTCGCCACCCCCAGGTCCACCAGGGTCGCCCCTTGCTCATCTCGGCCAGCATCAGCCTGTTGGTTTCACGCTGCTGTTCGACCCATGCCGCAACGAGCTGCGGCGCATCCATTTCCGTGGAGGCCACGGCCGCTTCCAGATCCTTGATCGGGACTGAGCGGAGATCGTCTGGTGGCACACCGGCACGCCCGGCAATGGCATCGATGACCATGCCGCCGATATCACCGATTGGGCCGCCGACATGTTTTTCGAGCAGGCTCTTGACGATCGGCGCGCCGACCTTTGCCGCAACATCGATCAGCATCGACGCGAGAATGGCGCTCATGACATGATCCTCTCTGCCTCGGCGGCATAGGCGGCGGCGCGCTGGCGATGGATGATGGCGCGAACGATCAGCACCGCCGCCACCAACGCACCGGCGCTCAGCAGTCCGCCCAGCACCCAGCCGGCGATCTGGTCGACATGATCCGGGTTGAAGAGCGCGTCGCTGCCGCCGGCTGTGGTCGCGGTGCCGGCCGCGCTGGCGCCTGCGGTTTGTTTTTTGGAGGTAGCACTGGCAGCGTTTGCTTCCTTCGTCAGCTGCGCGCGGGCTCTGGCAGGATCGGTGGATTGCGCCAGCGCCCAGGCGACGCCCTTGGCTTCGATACCGGCGACACGACGCGACCAGCCGTTGCCAAACGTATTCCAGATGGCGAGCGAGCGCATGAAGCCGAGACGTTTGGCGCAGACGCGTTTGACCGTGTAGTGGTCGGGACCACCGATCGCGGCCATCAGCCATTGCCTGGCACGCCCAGGACCGGAGTTCACGCCGGCATCGAAGGTGGCGAGATCGACACCGGCGGCGAGCCGATCACCGCCGACCTTGTCCCAGTAGTCGGTGCGGTAGATCTTCGCGACAGTCTCGTTCGAGATGTTGCGCAGGTCGGTTTTCGTCGCACCCGGTTTGAAGCGGCGATAGGTGGCAAGCGTGATGCCCTTCATGGTGGCGCCGCCGGGATCGGAGGGATGATCCGACCAGCCGCCCTCATAGCCCAGCGTGACCGCCAGGCAGTTCGAGAAGTTTGCGTCCATGGAGTTACCTCAGCAGGTAAGCGATCAGGATGAGGAGGGCGACGATGACGCCGACGCGCATGCGATGGGCGAACGCCTCGCGCGGATCGGGGCTGTCGCAACGAAGCTGGCGGGCAAGGCGCAGAAGCTCACGCATCGTGATCGCCTCCCTTGTTGCGAAGGCGCGCCAGCGTCACCTCGATGAAGGCAGGTCCGAAGACGCCGACGAGATAGGCGGCGGACCCTGCCGCACCTCCGGCCGGAATCGCTTCCGACGGCAGGCCGAGCCACCGCGTGACCAGCGCCATTGACAGGCTGCCCATGCCAGCGGCGATGATGCCGCCGAGCAGGATGTGGCGCAGCGCATCGCGCAGATGCATCTTGGTGGTCAGCGCATTGGTGGCGCCACCAAGCGCACCCCAGACGGCGAGGATCGCCGCCGTCGACGCCGCAAGGTCGCGCAACACCGCAGTGATGAAGCCGGGCTCATCATTCATCGTCGGATCTCCACGAGGGGAATGGAGGTGATCGAGCCGAGCCGCTCGAGATCGAGCGTCACGTCGAGCGTGTCGGTGTCGAAGCGAACCGGCACGTCGAATTCGAAGCCGGCGGTGATAGCGACGCCGGAAGCAGGTGCGGATACGAAGGTGACGAGACCGGTGGCCGCATCGACCGACCAGCCGAAGGACGTTGGCGTGCCGTTCAGCGCGATCGCTACGCTGCCGGCAACAGGCTTGGTAATGATGCGTACCCATGCCTGCGCGCCGGAGGCGTAGCGCTTCGTCAGCTGGAATGTTTTGGTGCTGCCATTACCGGTGCCGATCGCCTGATCAGTGGCAGCAGGGATCTGCGACGGCAGGCAGGACTTGTAATCCGCCCAATCCTTGAAGCGGAAGCCATGCAGCCGGCCATTGCGCGCCTCAAAGAAGGCGACGACGGCTGCAAGGTCATCGGCGCGACGGATACCGTAGGCGACATCATAACGGCGGCGAGAGTTGGCCCAGCTGGCGTTGCGCTCCTCGTCGCCGGAAGCCAGCTCGACGACTTGCGTTCGCCGCTGCGGCCCGCCGCGCGCACCACGCGAAATGTCGTCCGGAAACCGGACCTCGTGGAACGCCATGTTAGGGTCTCAGAGCCCACGCCGGCCGAGTGACACGGCGCGGGCGATATCGGCAGCGACCTGTGTGCGCGATTGCCGAAAACTTTCCGCATCGCGCGCCATGATGGTGACGTTGACGCTTGGAGCGGATGCGCTGCGTGCCGAGGCTGATGCCTCGCGCTTCGACAGCACCCGTTCACCTCGTTGCAAGATGGCCGGCACTTCGTCTGGCCGCAGGCCTGCCCAGCCGCCGGCATGCAGGCGCGGCGCACCAGCAAAAGCCATGGCCGGCACCATGCGGCTTGGAGCGGGCGCACCGACGAGGCCGCCGGAATGATAGATCGGAGATCCAAACAGCTTTGCCGCTGCCGCGACGGGGCCGGGCGCGCCAAAGAGGCTGCTGCCGAGATTGCCCAGCGCACCCGAGAGAGCGTTGGCGATCGGACCGAGAATGAAGCGGCGTGCCGCGAGTTTCGCCAGATCGGCAATCAGCGAGGTGACGAGGTCGCCGAACTTCAGCTTTCCGGTCTTGACGAATTCGCCGACGGCATCCTCCGCACTCTTGAACGCACCGACCAGCGTCTTGCCGACATCGGCGCCGATCTCGCGGGCCTTTTCAGCGTAATCGGCCAGGCTCTTGACCACTGCCGCCCAGCCGGTGACAGCTTCTTCCGCGCTTTTCTTGTGCGCCTTGCCGGCTTTCTTCGCAGCATTCGCCGACGCATCGAGTGCAATGGTGACACGGCCTGCCGCATTGGCGGCATCATCAAGTGCAGCCGCACTGTCCGCCTTGCGTACCGCATCGCCCAGCGCCTGCGCAGCGGGGCCGACACCATCGAAGGCATGCGCGCGCGTGTCCGTCGCACGCTCACGATAGCGCTCCGCCGTCACGCCGGCATTGCTGGCGGCATGATCGAGCATCGAGGCGTAAGATTGCACCCCGAACCAGTCGATCCGGGTGTCGGCGCCGAGCGTCTCGGCCACCTTGTTGAAGGTCGGGCCGATGGTGCCGAGAAAGTCGGCCCACTTGTTGGACAGGAACGCCATCAGCTTGAGCCAGAGCTGCTCGACGCTGGCCGCGATCGCGCGGAAGTCGTCGACGAAGGAAGAGGCAACGGCCTTGATGCCGTCCCAGACGGCCCTTGCCAGATTGCCCATCAGCTCGAGCGCGGCGCCAAAACCGCCGGCGCCTTTCACCAACTGCCCGAACCAGTAGATGAGCTCGCCGGCGCCGACGATCAGCGCGCCGATGCCGGTGCGGATGATGGCGCCGCGCAGCAACGCCAGCGCACCCGACAGGCTGAAGGTGGCAATCCTCGCTGCAACGAAGGCCGCGACCCAGCGCCCGGCGATGAAGCCGGCAAAAGCGATGCCGATGGCGGCAAGGTGCTCCAGATTGTCGGCGAGCATGATGATCGCAGCCGCAACAGTGGCGGACGTTCCCGCCATCTTGTCCCAGCGTCCCACCAGCTGCAGCGCCGCATTCCCCAGAAGCGTAAAGGCATCACCAATGGTGGCCGGCATCGCGTCGGCTTCCTGGCGCAGGCGCTCGAGATTGCCGAGCAGCGCACGCCGGATCACATCGCCGGTGATGTCGCCTTCCGCGCCGAGAGTGCGCAGCTGATTGACGTTGACCTTGAGCTCCGCCGCCAACAGTTCGGCGATCCGGCCGCCGCTGGCGATCACGGTGTTGAGGTTCTCACCGGACAGCTTGCCGAGCGCCATCGCCTTCGACAGCGCGTTCTGCACGGAAGCCGCGCGGTCCGCCTTGGCGCCCGACACCACCATGGCGTTGTTGAGCGCCTCGGTGAAATCCAGGCTCTCCCTGGTAGAGAGACCAAGCTCCCGCAGCGCCGTGGCGTTGGCGAGCCAGGATTCCGTGGTCTGCGTAATGCTCGAATAGGTCCGCCGCGCCATGGATGCCAGCCGTCCCATGACCGCGGCACCGCGTTCCTGCGAGCCGGTGGCGAGATCGACCCGCGAGCGCAGGTCGGTCCAGGTATTGGCGTAGATGACGAGCTGCTGAACGCTGACCGCAGCGCCAAGCACGCCCATCACCCGGCGAACCACCTTGCCGGTGACGTCGGCCTGCTTCTCGATCCGCTTGAAGCTGGCTTCGCCAACCTCGCCAACGCCCTCGAATTCGGAGCGGACCAGCCGGCCGCCCTCGGCAACGAGCCGGACGGAGACGCGTTTTTCGGCCATGGGTCAATCTTCCTGTCAGACGGAGACACGCCTTGCGTGACGGTGCCGATCCGCGGAAACTTGAGTCATGTCCGAGATCGTCACCTTGTCCGCCAAATTTGAGATCCAGATCCCCGAGGCCCTCCGCGCTGCGCGGGGCTGGAAGGTCGGTCAGGTCTTCGCACTCATGCCAAAGGGAACTGACATTCTGCTGATACCGGTGCCGGAACAGAGTTCACTTGCCGGGATCGCAAAGGGTGCTGAAGCGACCGATTGCCGGGATCGGTCGGATCGGTTCTGACCGCCAAATTCCCAACAAGGCTTTGCCTGTGCGTCATTGACATATGCGTCTGGCAACCTGGGGGAAGATGACATGAGCGAAGCTTTCAAGAGTATCGAACAGGGCCTGAAGGAGGCGCTGGCGCATGTGCGTGGTGAGCGGATGGCCACGGTCCACGAAATCGAACTGTCGGAACCGGACGTCCAGGCGATCCGGGCTGATACCGGTCAGTCGCAATCCGCGTCTGACGGCAGCATTGGCAGGAAGAAGAGCAGGCGCCTGAACCGGGGGTAATGCCGCAAGTCCTGACAGGCCGGCGTGCAACAGTCGTATCTGATCAGGCGCGCTCGGCCGCCATCTGTTCGTTGAGCTTGCGCACCATCACCGCCTCGATCTCGGACAGACATTCGGCGGCAATCAGCGGACTGACACCGAGTGCGCGCGCCATGGCTAAGGCAGCGTTCATGTCCCAGCCGATGACGACCGTGGCGCCCATGCCGCCAACCACACGCAATTGTCCAGTCAGGCGCTGGACGAGATCCCAGACCTGCCAACCTTCCGGTGTTTCCGGATGGTTCAGCCGCGCGGGGCAGTCGGGGCACGCGCCTTCGCAGGCCGCGCAGTAGGCGTCGCCCCCGCCGAAGTGCCATTCGGCAAGGGCGATGAGGCGTTTTTTTCCGCATCCAGCATCAGATGCGGCGCGAGGCAGCGGGTCTGGAAGGCCTCGAACACTGGCCAGATGTCGAGCAGCGCGTCGATCCCTTCCGGTGTGACCGACATCGGCATGCCGCTCTGATCGCCGACGCCCTCCCAATCGGTCACTATGCGGCGCGCAACCGCCTTCGCCATGACCACCGCCATCTGCTCCTGGCTGGCGTCCTTGGGCAAAGATTCGACTGTCGGATCGTTGCGGGCCGCGACCATGGTGGCGGTGGTCACCGGCAGAACAAGGAGGCGCAGGCCAGATCCAAGGTCGAGCCATTTCGGCTCAGTGGAAAGGTCGAGACGGATCATGGTCAGTAGTCCTCCACGTCATTGATGAGCACGGCGGTGCACATGCGTCCGAGCGTGGCGTCGCGCGCCGCCTGCCAATCGAACGAGGCCTGCACGCCCTGCGGCCCGGAAATCTCGAGGCGCGGTCGCGGCAGATAGACCGCGTGCGCCGTGAAGGTCAGGCTTTCACCAGAGATGAGTGTGTATGAAAATTCCAGCTCGCACGGCGTGCCGTTGATCGCCTGTGTGACGAGGGTCGAGTCGGCAAAGCGAACCTCCGTGCGGCCAGTGAGTGCGGCAATCGATGGATCGGCGCCATCGATCATGCCGTCGGCACGGATGGTCTCGATGCGGTCGAGATTGTTGGCATAGGTGATCTCGGTCGAGATGACATTGCCGAGCGCGGTGCCGTCGCGCTTGATGGCGCCGTTGAAGTGTCCGAAGCGAATGAGGTCAAGCTCCGCGGGCGTGCCGGCCTGTGACGTGGTGTTGATCGTCTCGCCCTGTGCCACCAGCCGCGCCGTTGCGGTCAGCAAGCCAGAGCGCTGCATTTGCCAGGTCAGTTGATCGAGCACCACGCCGGAATAGAGTGCGTATCGCGGCACCTCAGGCATTCCGGTCTCGATTGCCATCGACGGCAGGGTCCAGGATCCGGATTGGAAAGTGTGGGTGAAGGGCCCCGGCGCCGTTCCGGTGGTTGTCGGCGCACCAAACGCCGCCTTCAGCCAGAAGCCGAAGGCTTGCGCATCGATCGGCACCACGACGTCGCCATCGGCGGTCACCGCATCCTTGACCGGCACCAGCGGATCGCGGCCATAGCCCAAGAGCTCGGAATTGAGCAGCGGCTGTTCCGCTCCGAGCGTCGTGCTGGCGAATGGCATGCGGCTGAAACCGCTCGCCGGCGGGGTGCCATAAATCGTCTCGAACGCGAGCGCCATTCGCGCCCGCGCCCCTTGGGCTCGTGCCATGGTGTTTCTCCTCGGATTGTCGGGATCAACCGAGCGGGTCGGCCGTCGAATAGTGCAGCACCACCGGGATCATGGCGGCTTTCAGGGCGGCCGCGCCCTCGACGGGCAGATCGACCGGCTGCGGCGCTTCCGCCTCGATCCAGTCGCACAGTCCCCCAAGCGTGCGATCGTCGGCAATCGCCGCACCAATGCTGGCGCACAGCGCATCAAACGCCGCATCGCGGCCCGCGCCCTGCACGACGGCCTCGATCTCGGCCCGGTGCTGGTAGTGATAGCGCAAGGGCGACAGTGTCATCTCGGGCTCACCCGGGTCGCCATCCCGCAGGATCAGCAATCCCGCCGCAGGCACGCGTTCGGACAGCACGTCGCCGCGCAGGACAGTGGCGGGCAACCCCGAAAGCCGCGCGTGCAGCGCGGCGAGGATGGTTTCGCGAGTGGTGGGCATCTGAGTTTCATCAATGCCATTCTTGTAAAATTAGTGCTTTGAGGCTATATAGATTCCAAGACATGAGAACCAAATGCCCTGGACAGTTTCCTTCGCCGATGAGTTCGAGCCGGAATTCGATGAACTCGATGCGGAAGTTCAGGACGCGATCCTCGCGCGGGTGCTGCTGCTCGAACGCGAGGGACCCTCGCTCGGACGACCGCATGCCGACACCCTGACCGGATCGAAGCACGCGAACATGAAGGAGTTACGCTGCAACGCTGCCGACGGCGTTTGGCGAATCGCCTTCGCATTTGACCCCGACCGACAGGCAATCCTGCTTGTTGGCGGGGACAAATCGGGTGGCAGCGAGAAGCGCTTCTACAAGCAACTGATCGCACGGGCCGATGAGCGGTTCGACAGCCATCTGGCCAAACGGAAAGGATGACGACCATGGCTCGCAGCCTTAAGGACAAGCTCGCCACGCTCGACCCGGCCCGTCGCGCGCGGATCGAGGCAGAAGCAGATCGCTTGCACACCGAATATCTGACGCTGCAGGAACTGCGTAGAGCCAAGGAGCTGACGCAGGTTCAGCTGGCCGAGACGCTTGGCATTCAACAGGCCACGGTAGCCAAATACGAACGCCAAAGCGACCTCCTGCTTTCGACACTCCGTAGCTATGTCGGCGCGATGGGTGGCTCGCTGAAGCTGACGGTCGAATTTCCCGGCAAGGCGCCGGTCGCACTCGAAGGCTTGGGTGAGACCGAAGAGCCACGCCGCCGACGTCGCACGACACAGGCTAAACATCCCGTTGCCGCCCATCGTTGAGCATCACGTCTCGCCCCAGTTCGCCACGATCATCCTGGGCAGTGCGTTCTCAACCGCACGCGCATCCCGCGCCAGATCGAGGCGCTTCGGCAGTTTCACCTGCGGTACCAACAAGAAGATCACGGCGGTGGCGCGACCTTGCAGCCGACTCGAGACGCGACCATCCTTGTGCCGGGTGATGTTTTCGCGGACGCGTCCCGTCTTGCTGACGCGGATATTATCGGCGACCAGCAGGCTCGGACCGGTGCGCCGATAGACAAAGCGCAGGCGCAGGCCGGTGCGACGCTCCCACGCGCCGGGCGTGATCCTGCCACCTCGTGAGGATTTTCCAGCGGTCGGCATCGGGATCGCCAGCCAAAAGCCGTTCTTGGAGCGGATCAGGGGGCCGCTGTCGTGCGCACCAACAATCACCGGTGCTTTCGACCAGACCAGCGCTGCCGCGTTGAGACTCGGCCGACCTTTTGGATACTGCTCGGACCGAATGGTGCGGGCGAGCCGGCTCCCTAGCCCCGCACCGGTGATCTGCCCTCGCCAGGCGGACTTGAGACCGGTGCCGGCTTCCCGCATGGCGATGGTGACCGCCTTTTGGCCGGCGCGGGTTTCCGCCTCCATGATCCGGGCGATGTCGCCGACAATACTGATGCCGAGTTTCATGCCGGGCGAAGGTCCACGGTCCAGACGAGCCGCTCGCGATCACGCACCGGCTCGCCCTGAATGATGAAGGTGTCGCCATCGATCTCGATCCGGTCGCCAGCACGCGGGTTCGGGACCTCGGCGAGGCGAAGATCGACGCGGGTGGTTTCCGACCAGAGCCGCGCCTCGCCGAAGCCAGTGATCTCGTCCGCACGTCGGGCAATGATGCGCACGGGCACGGTCGATCCGCCATCGGGCGTATAGACCGCATCTCTGCCGATATTCGGATCGGCAAACAGCAGATCGACGACAGCGGCAAAGGCGTTCATCAGAACGCGCCGTTGAGGCGTACCTGGCCGAGTGTATCGCTTGCACCGCCGGCGACCGCTACAACCGCGACGCCAATCAGCGTATTCGAGGTTGCAGTCTTGGTCACCTCCTTGTTGGTATTGTCCCAATAGATCTTGTCGCCGGCGGTCCACGCCTGGCTTGCGACCTTCTTGAGATCGAACACACCGACGAGTGTGGCCTCCACGGTTTCGCCGCTGGCAGCGTCGGCGGATGCGATACCAAAGATGGAGCCGACGAGCAGGCCATCGCCGGAGGTGACGACATAGGGGGCGGTCAGCGTGATGGTATTGCCGGGCTGGATGTAATTTTTCATGAGGGAAGGCCCTTTCGGAAAGAGAAAGGGCGGCCCGTCAGGGCCGCCCGCATGTTCGGGTTCATAGATGAAGTGCCGGCCGCTAGGCGCCGGGGTTCTTGTAGAGGCCGCGCCAGTCGATGGCCTTGGCGCCGAAGTCGAGGCGGCACTTGATCTCGACGCCGTCGACATCAAAGCCGTTGCGGGTTTCGATATAGGCACCCTGCTGACCTTCCAGATACGCGTACTCGATGGTGTCGATCTGGTTCGGGCTTGCCGCCAGATACCAGGTCTTATCATCTGCCGCGTCGAGGCGCGGCTCGCTGATCGGGCTGAGCGTGCGGATCGACTGCGGCACGACGTTGCTGATTGCCGCCGGCACCAGATTCTGCGCCACCAGCTGCTCGGCCTTGAGCTCGAGCGCGGCGGGCACGATCAGGAAGGCCGGGCGAATGTTGAGCACCGTCTTCTTGTCGAGCCCGGTCTGTTTGGCCATCGCCGCGCGCGCCGCGCCAACACTGGTGACATCGAGCGCCGCGCCAGAGCCAGCGAGGTTCTTGTGGCTGGCATGGAACAGCGCTGTGCCGTCAGCCATGGCGGGGTTCGCGGTAACGATGCCCCAGACCACGTCGCTTTCCAGCTGGGCGATCGAGTTGCCATACATCGCCGGAATGCGGGTGAAGGCGTCGAGATCATCGTTGATCAGCACCTGCCTTGTGATCGCAACGACCCGGCCATAGGTCTTGACGCGGTAGCTTTCCTTCGACTCCCCAAGCGTGCCGCGCTTGAACTCACCGCTCTCGCCGACTTCCAGCAGCTGCGGCGCCTCGCCGAGCTGGACACGGTGCATGGCCTTGAAATCGGTCGCCAGTACCTGACGGCAGAACAGCGTGAAGGTGCGCGGATAAGTGTCATAGGCCTGGCGCAGCGTCTTGTTGGTGACGGCCGAGAGGATCTCGGGAAAGTCCGAGGTCGAATGCAGCGCCCGCGTCGCCACCTCATCACGCGACAGGCCGCGCGTATTGACGCCAACATCGGCGAGGCTTTCACGGGCGAGCTCCAGCAGCGTCATGCCGCGATATTGCCGGGCGGCGTCCTCCAACTGAAACAGCGTCGGGCTGTAGCGATGCAGCAGCGCGTTGGCCACCGCGTCGCGGCGGGTGGTGCGCTCGTCCTGTCCGCCGAGCGGGATGGAGATCTGGCTGAAGGTTCGGGTCTCTTCCGACTTGGCGGCGACCTGATCGAGAATCAGGCGGCGGGATTCGTCGATGCTGACACCACGCTTGACCAGATCCTCGGCAAAATTGCGCTCGAGGTTGAGACGCCCCGCCAGATCGTAGATGGTCGATACGCGCTCGCGCTCCGCTTCGCGGGCTCGGGTGGCGATGGCTTCCGTATCGGAAGCGGCGGCCATTTCCGGGCTCGATGCTTTCGGCTGCGCACGCATCTCAGATGCAGCCGGCGTCGCTGGCGCAGGCGAAGCCTGCTGTCCGGCAGCGGAAGGCGGGACCGGTTGGGTACGAGTTTCAATGATTGCGGGGTCATCTCCCGCTACGACAGTCGTGCTCTCGGGCATGATGGCCTCCTTGTTCGAGCGGGTTTCAACGATTTCGATCGGATAGCTGGTCTGGTCTGCGGCACGCACCTGGGCGCGCGGGTCGGCGGGAACGGTGACGAAGCTGACCTCGAGCGGCGTCCAGCGCTCGACGATGCGCTTCTCGACGTCGCCCTTCTTCTCGGCCTCAATGACCTTCGCCCGGTCGATCGAATAGCCGACCGACACATTGCGGATGATGCCGTCGCTGATCAGGCCGAACATCCGGTCGGCGGCCTGGTCGATGCCTTCGCGCGGAAAGCGGATGGTGGCCTTGCCTTCCTTGCCGTCGATCCAGGCGCGCTCGACCACGCCGACCTGCGAGAACGACGACCAGATGGAATGGCTGTCGAGCGCCGGCGCTCCGGCATTGAGGCGCGACAGATCAACCGCTGCATTGCTGACTTCGAGGATTTCGTCGAAAGGAACGGAGCTGTCCCAGCCGGTCCAGCGCCGGCGGCGTACGGCTGCGCCGGTGGTGAAGACGACATCGACCGAGCGCGCCTCGGTATCGACCGTTGACGGCGCAATGGGTTCTCGCCGCGTCTGCATCGGCAAAGATGCAGGCACGGTCACGATCTTGTCGGGCATGGCCCTTCTCCTATTGATCGGATTCGGCGCGCGCCGGCTCAGGCGCCGCCGGATCATCCCGCTGCGCGATGCCGGTCTTGGTGACGCGACGCGGATCGCTGTCGAGAATGAGCCCCAGCGCATCGAGCTTGGCGTTGGTGGCGGCGATCTCGGTCAGCACCTGATCGGGATTACGGCCCTGCTGGGCGATCACTTCGGCCAGCGTCATGGTGCCGGAGCGGATCGACAGCAGGTTCGCCATCGCGTCCTTGTAGGGATCGACCGCCTCGAACTTCGGCGGCGACCATTCAACCGGAACATCGGACGTCGGGATTTGGCCCGCGGCCCATGCCGCCTCGATGAACCAGCGCCACACCGGCACACACAGCATCGGGATGAACAGCTGCCACTGCACGGCATCGATCATGCGGCGAAATTCGACCAGGCCGGCCCGGATCGAGGAATAGTTCACCTGGCTGAGGTCGCCGGTCAGTAACTCATAGGGCACACGGAAGCCGGCCGAGATGGTGTGCAGGCTGGCGCGCTTGTATTCGCCATAGCCGCCGGTGGCAGCGGGCTGATTGAAGCGAATGTCCTTGCCGCCGCGGGCATAGGCAATCAGCCCCGGCTCGAACTGTTCGACCCGATTGCCGTCGGCATCGACGACGGCAGGTGCAATGCCCTGCTGTGCTTCATCATCGCCGAAGACGATGGCCGTGACGCAGGCTTCGGTCTTCTTGCGCACGATCTCGGCCACCTCGTAGTCGTCGAGATCACGCAAGCTGCGGATGACCGGCGCGCCCCAAGGCACGCCGCGCACCTGTGTGCGCTGTTTCTCGTAGATGTGAGCGATCTCGCTGGCAGATACCGGGCGACTCTGCGCGCCGTTCTGCAATGTACCATACGCATCACCCGGATGCTCGGTATGCAGCCAATAGGCCCGACGCTTGCCGAGAGCATCAAGCTCGATGCCCTGCACCAGGCGGCCCGCGCCAATGACGCCGGATTTGATGGCGTCGAGGAAGTCGGCCTCCAGCACCTGCAACTGCAGCGGCACCGGCAGACCATCGGCGGCGCGGCGTAACCTGCGGCGCACCAGCACTTCACCGGCCTCGATCATCTCGCGGCAGATCAGGGTTTGCAGTCCATAGAAATCGAGCTGACCGTCGGCATCGCAATCCGCCGTCCAGCGTTCGAAGAGAGTATCGACCTTGCGGTCGAGCGCCTCGTCGCCGCTGGCGGCGCGCGGCATGATGCCGGCGCCGACGATGTTGTTGACCAGCACCGCCACCGCTTTCGCGGCATGTGGATTGTTGCGCACCAGATCGCGCATCCGGTCGCGCAGCAGCGCGCCAGCCACGCCGATCTCGGTGTCGGCCGACGAACCCGGTGCACGCCAGCCATCGGTACGCCGACCCTTGGTCGCGCCATCGTAACCGCGCGTCAGCGTCTCGAAGGCCTGACGGGCGAGCACGCGGCGGGCTGCGGCACGCGGCGCCACTGTGGCAATGGCGCGGTCGAACCAGTTGGCCGGCATCACGGCATGGCCCCAAAAAGTGGGAACCGGTTTTTGGATAAGGTCATGCCCATCATTATTTGTCCCCGCGCACGAAGCCAGCGAGTCCGGCGACCGGCAGCGGCCTGTCCGTGCCGACGACGGCACGCTCGATGGTGCGGATGCGCGCGAGCAGATCCTCGGCTGTGCCGTAGTCGACGGATTTCCCGTCATAGCTCACCCGCGTGGTGCCGCTGGCATAGGCGCGCCGCAGCGCCGACAGCTCGCTCGCGGTCCAATCAGTCACGGTCAAAACCATCCTTCGCGCCGGCTGAGCCAATCGGAGCGTCGTTTCGTCTGCGGTGTCAGCGCGGGCCTGTTGATCTGCCCCGCAGGATCGCTGTCGGTGGCGGCCGCCCCAAGCTGATCCTCGAGGTCGCGCCACCTCGACTCATCCCAGCGATCCGCACCGACGATCCAGGCCGCAGCGCGGGCGTAAGTCCGGCAATCCAGTGCCTCGTTGCGCTCGCGCAGTTTCTGCCATTCGAGCCGAGCGAAGCCGCGTTTTGTGCGCACGGTTACCAGCTGCTCGGCGACGAACTGCTTCAACCATTCATTGTCGACCCAGTGCGGCAGATGCACCGTGCCCGGTTGGAATGTGGCACCTTGCGCGCGCTCTTCCTCCGTCGGCCGCGCGAGCCGCAGGAAGCGATAGGTCTCGGCCTTGAAGGTCGACACCGCCACTGTCCACAGCCGCGCGCCGCGGCGCAACCGTTTGCCGCCTTCGGTCGCATCGACAAAGGTCGGACCCGAGACCGGGCTCGAGCGGTTGAAGCCCTCGACACCCTTCACCGGTGCGACCTGCGCAAAACCTTGCCGGCGCGACCAGGCATAGACCGCGGGCGCCTCGAAGCCGGTGTCGATGGCAAGCCGCGCAATCCGCAAATGCGCGCCGCGTTCATGGGGCCATGAGCGATCGAGCAGCGCGGCCAGATCCGACCACGCGTCATGGCGATCCGGTCCGCCCTCGATGACGATGTGGTCGACGAGCCAGCTCTCCAGCCCGCGGCCCCAGGCCCAGACATCGACCTCGATGCGGTCCTTCTGAACGTCGGCGCCCGCCGACAGGAACAACCCGCCCATAGGCACCGTGCCCGATTTCCAGCGCTCGCGACGGTCGTAGAGCCGTTGCCAGTCGGGTGCCTCGCCGGTCTCAACCCAGGTCTCGCCGAGAATGGTGTTACGGAACGCCTTGATCGCCTCGTCGGCTCCTCGAGCAGCTTCCCAGCTTCTCGCGATCTGCATCCAGCTCATCCAGCCTACCGGCGAATAGAGCGCCGAGAGGTGATAGCCGACCGTCCGTGGATCGCTTGAGGTGGCGGTTGCCCGCCATTCGCCCGCCTCGAGCATCAAAGTCTTGTGGTGTTCGGCGATCGCAGCGTCGCAGCCCTCGCAATGATATTTTGCCGTCTCTGGCTTACCCTTGTCCCAACGCAGGCGTTCGAACTTCAGCCACTGCATCTGACTGCAATGCGGACACGGCACGAAGAACCTGCGCTGATCGCTGGCCTCATATTCCCGCTCGATGCGCGAGAGACTGCGGATCGTCGGCGTCGAAACCAGCAACACCTTGCGCCGATGCGCGAAGGTCAGCGACCTTGCTTCGGCGAGCGTTACCGGGTCGCCTTCCTCGTCGGCCGAGGCCGGATAGGCATCGACCTCGTCAAGAAAGATGTAGCGTGCCGGCGTCGAGCGCAGGCCGACGGCGGAATTGGCGCCCGTCATGATCAGGATGCCGCCGGCGAATTCCTTCGACAGCATGGTGTTGCCGGAGTCGCGCGAGCGTGGCGGCTTGACCCGATCCCGCAGCTCGGGGCTCTCGTCGATCAGCGGATCGATGCGCTGGCGCGAATTGCGCTTGGCGAGCTCCACCGTCGGCTGGACTGCCAGCATCGGCCCCGGCGCCTGATGGACCACGAAACCGATCCAGTTGTTTCCCGCTTCGGTGGCGCCGACCTGTGCGGCTTTCATGAACACGACACGTTGCGTCGGATCACTTGGCGACAACCGATCCATGATCTCGCGCATGTAAGGCGTGCGCATGGTGCGATAGCGTCCCGGTTCGGCTGAAGCGCGCGACGACAATCGGCGATGCCGGTCCGCCCATTGCGAAACGGTCAGGTCGGGGTCGGGTGTGAGACCAGCGCTCCAGGTGCGCTGGATGTCCGTCGCACCATCAAATGCGGTCAGGTCATCATCACCACCGCGATCCTCACCGGAAATCGGGCCGGACCTCGGCGAGTTCGTCGAGGTGGGCGCGTACATGACTCGTAAGGACCCTCTGCATCGCGGCCGGCTCCATGCCGAGCTCAGCCGCCATCAGTGCTGCCACCCGTGCCGGCCAGTTCACCCATGCGTCACGCTCCTCGCGTGCCAGCCGGAACACCAGCAAGGTGGCCCGGCTGCGGTCGATCAATTCTCCCTTGAGCTTGAGGAGCTTCAGCCGCCGCTCCTGCGCCTTCAACACCTCGTTGGCGGTCTTGGCCTGCAGAAAGGTTGTGCCGCCGCCAACCATCGGCGCGGCAAGACCCTGTTCGCGCAGCGTGTCGCCGACGGCCGTTACGGCCGCTTCTGACACCGGCTTCAGTTTTGGCGGCCTCCTGGTCTTCGACGGGTCGGTCGTCTCCGCGCGACGAGTGTCGCTGGCTTGTGCGTCGATGCTGCCGTCGGGATGAAGCACCATCCGCCCGGCCGTCTTCGCTTTCTGGATGGCACCGCGCGACAGCCCGGCATGCGCGGCGTACTGGCGCTCACTCACGCCCTCCATCGCACGCCCCCTATCCAGCTCGGCAATGGCTCGGAAATAGCAATGAAATGATCGTCTTATTCAGTTGATGATCCTGTCGTTCAGAGCATCACTGTGAGCACGAACAGAAAGGACCACGCCATGACGAACGCCAGAACAGCCATCGACGCCTTCATTGCCGCCAAGCTCGAAATCGACGACATGCTCGAGCGCCTCAAGTCGCTGAGCGACGAGCACTTCAATACCGACCCCGACGCAATCAACTGGGCCGATGTCGGCACGCTGGACCACTACCGCGGGAGGCTGCGCGAGATCTGCGACAGCGCTTTCCACGAAGGCGAGTACGCCCAATAGCACCAACAATTCCGGGTCCGCCCGCCGACTGGCGGGCTTGGCCTCGTAGAAGAGTTTGCATCCCGCACGCCCGAATACGGAGGCCACGATGGCTCAACTTTCCGACACCCAACTCATCATTCTCAGCGCCGCCGCCCAGCGCGACGACCGCATCGCCCTGCCGCTGCCGGCCAATTTGAAAGGTGGTGCAGCCACCAAGGTGGTCAGCACCATGATTGCCAAGGGCCTTATTGAAGAGGTCGAGGCGCGGCGTATCGCTTTGCAGCCGCATCTGAGCGACCCAATCTGGCGCGAGACCGGCGACGGTCTCGGCATGACGCTGGTCGCCACAGATGCTGGACTTGCCGCCATCGGCATCGTGCTCGACGAGACACGTGAACCGGACGCGCCCGGTTCCGCCACAGGCGCCGACACGGACGCTACGGCCGACGAGGCGGGCCATGGCACCACCGTGACCGAAGTCGCGCCCACCGCGCCCGCTGGCGCAACGTCGCGTGCACAGCGCACGCTGCGCGAAGGGACCAAGCAGGCGACACTGATCGCGATGCTGCGCGCAGAAGATGGCGCAACCATTGCCGAGATCGTCGCCGCCACCGAATGGCAACCGCACACCGTGCGAGGTGCCATGGCGGGCGCGCTCAAGAAGAAGCTCGGGCTGGTCGTCACTAGCGAGAAGATTGAAGGTCGCGGGCGCGTCTACCGGCTGCCCGCAGCCTGATGCCGCAGCTCTCATCCTGTCACAGCCGTCGCCCCGATGGGGCGGCGGTTGCCTCGTTGGCGCTCCGCATCCGGATGACCTCGAACACCCGCCGCAACGTAAAGCTGCGCGCGATCGATACCGCGGTGAAGATCACGCCGATCACCATGTTCTCGGTTAACGTGACGGTAAGCTCGAACAGCGGTAACACCAGCACCTGCGTCACCACGGCAATGCCGTAACCGACAACGACGTTGGTGAGCGATTCCACCAGCGACATGGTGCGCGATTGTTTCATGCCGCCTTGCGTTTCCTGCGCTTGACGCTGGTCGCCTCACAGGTCTCATGACTGGCGACATCACTGTCAGTGTCGCCGCCCAGCCGCTCCGTTCTCACCGTAGCAAATGTTCTCCCGTCGCCATCAAGAATTGCATCCTTGCCGGTTGCGGTCTGCCAGCGTTCGATCGCAACATCGACATAGGCCGGGCTGATCTCCATGGCGTAGACGCGACGGCCATTGGCTTCGCCGGCCATGATCTGTGAGCCGGAGCCCGAAAATGGCTCGTAGCACAGCCCGCCGCGCGTAACATGCTGGCGCATCGGAATGCCGAAGGCGTCGAGCGGCTTCGGCGTCGGATGATCCGGCCGCTCATCCTTGGCAAAACTCGGCAGCAGCCAGGTCGAGGGCAGCGTTGCTTCCGCCACCTTGGGCGGGCGCTTGCCCTTGATCCAGCCCATGAAGCACGGCTCGTGTTTCCAGAGGTAGTGAGATCGCGTCAGGACGCCGCGATCCTTCACCCAGATGATCTGCTGATGCACGAACGCGCCGGCCTTTTCCCAACAATCCTCCAGCATCGCCTGGCGGCGCGACGCGTGCCAGCAATACCATGCGGCATCTTCCGCGATCGCCTCGGCAACGGCAGCGGCGATGAAATTGTCGTAAAGCTCGGCGCCCTGCGATGAGTCATCCCAGGTGGTGCCGTAGGACGGCGACCAATCCTTGTTCTGCGTCGGATGATTGGTGCCATCGTAATCGACAAGGTAAGGCGGATCGGTCGCGAACAGGATCGCGCGCTCGCCGTTCATCAGGCGGCGCACATCAGTATGGTTTGTGCTGTCGCCGCATAACAGCCGATGGTCGCCGAGGATCCACAGATCATGGGTGCGCGAGGCCGGATTGCGCGGAGGCTCGGGGATAGTGATCGGCGGCACGCTGGCGTCGTCACCATCATCACCCTCGGGCACATAGGCCAGCAGCTTGTCCAGCTCACCATCGGAGAACCCGACCAGCGACAGATCGAAATCTTCCGCCAACAGTTCGTTCAATTCGGCTGCGAGCAGCGCCTCGTCCCATGTTCCGAGTTCGGTCAATTTATTGTCGGCCAGACGATAGGCGCGGCGCTGCGCCTCGGTCAGATGCCCGAGCACGATCACCGGCGCCTCAAGCAGCCCGAGCTGCGCCGCCGCCAACACCCGGCCATGGCCCGCGATCAATTCGCCGTCGTCGGCCACCAGGCACGGCACGGTCCAGCCGAATTCGGCCATGCTGGCTGCGATCTTCGCCACCTGATCGGCGCCATGCACCTTTGCGTTCTTCGCGTAAGGCTGCAGGCGCGCAAGCGGCCACTGCTCGATCCGCTCGGGAGCGAAGGCGAGGGTCATGAACAATCCTGTCGATTATATTGGGGGACTTCCGCGCGGTGGATCCCGACTGGCGGTTTCCACCGGCTTCCGACTGGATTTCGGAGTCCAGGAAATCCACCCCGAATTCACCAAGGAAGGGTTTGTTATTGCGCGGTAATTTCGAGCTATCGGGGTGACTTCCGGACGGGGTGGCTTCCCAAAAATCCGGCCCTGTCGCTGGCGATGCGCCGCGCCTCGCCCGCCAGCATACGATTTTCGCCAGGAAGGACCCTGAATTCGTCTGGAGGCGAGAGCGAGTTGCGATACGCGCGCCGCTCCCGAGGATAGTCCGAAACCTAGCCCGATCCGCCGTTTTTGTCCGTTCGAAAAGTGTCCGCCGGACACTATTCTCTCTTCTTCGAGAGACCACGATTACATGCTGGCAGCCGGATAGACGACCTTTCCCTGCGTTGTTTTCTGCGCTCCGGGCGTTGGCGTAGCGTGATCGACGTGGCCGGGCGCCATCAGATGATCGACGGCGTGACCGTTCAGTAGCAGGTAGTCGGTGATGATACGGCGATGGCATCGCCACCAGACCGCTTCCGAACACATCAGCGCCACGCGCTGATTGCGACCGAGGCGGAGCAGTTCATTGAATGCGCCAGCGAACTCATCACCCAGCGCGTAATCGGCGTAGTTGTGAAAACTCCGCACCCGCCACATGGCGTTGGTGGTTTCGTCGATACCAGGCTGCTTCGATCGCCGCCCACCCAATGCCGCGCAGTGGCGATAGCCGATTTGTATATCCGCGAGATCGTCCGGCAAGCTGTCGATGTTGAACACGGGATTGGTGCGCGATCGTGGAAACGAGCGAACGTCGATCAGCAGCTTGACTTGCGCCTCGCGCAGCATGTCGAGAAACTCATCGAGGCTGCGGCTGGAATGTCCGATGGTGGTAAATTGCGCCACCATCATTTGGTCTTCGTCAATGCGCCTTCCTTGTGCGCGGCGATGTGATCGGTCTTGTCGCTTTTGATTTCATATTGCGGATCATCTTTCGACGCGCGATGCGTATGCCCCTTGTAGTCGAAATCAGCGTGATGAACCTTGACGATCTTGCCGCTGACCCGGCCAGCTTCGGAATTCCAGCTGACGTGATCACCAACAGAAAATTTGCTCATATCGTCCTCCATTGTTTTGAAAATGTTTCAGTGACAGCATTGTTCCTCGAACGCCCATCTGGCCCGCTGTGCGTTGCGTCGCGCGCGCCTACGTCTCGCACGCTGTCGATGACACGTCGCCGCGACCGGCCTTGCGGGACTGGTTTCTGGTTCAAGCGGCAGGCGATGACGCAGAGCGCATAAAGCCAGCGTTCGTTGGCGGCGGAGCGCTGCAACCCGACCGTCCAGCAGATGGCTTTCCAGCGCTCGCCGTGCGCACGCAACCAGACGATCTTGCCATCGATCGGATCGAGACCAATCGTCCAGCCGAGTGTCTCCTCCATCCGGCTGATGGCGGCAGGCGACGGCAGCACGCGCATCGGTTTTGGTTCCTGTCCGACCAGGTCGGCGAACTCGAGCAGATATTCCGGCCAGGTATTAAAGTAGTCTTGCCGGCGCCGCTCTGGAAGGCGTTTCAACACCGATGCGGCTTCGGAGAGTCGCGCTTCGACGAGGCTTGGTGTCCACTGGGTCATTTCCGCACCTCGTTCTGCAAGGGACGCGCACCGTAAAGCCGGTCGCCGAGCTGCCGGACCAGTTCGCGTTCCGGCCAGGTGAGCCGGTGATCGTCGAGCGACACGGCAAGCAGTCCCTGATCGCGCCAACCGTCGCGCTTGATCTGATCGGGATCGCGGCGGTGACCGCCATAGCCGGGTGGCATGAAGCGCATGGTTCTCACGGCTGCACCTCCGGCATCAGCGCGGTCCCTGCAGCGGCAACCAGATCGACGACAGCGCCGATAACCGAGGCCGGCGCGGCATTGCCGAAGCGTCCCATGCTGGCGGCCAGATCGTTCGGCACCACGCCATGCTGGATCAAGCAGGACACCACGACGCAGGCATCCGCCAGCAGTGCATCCATGCTCGACCCGCTGCGAGCGCCATGAATGAACACCTCGCCAGGCCGGCCGTCGGGATAGAACCCGATCGTGACCATGAAGCGCGCACCGCCATGCTCGAGCGCAATCGTCTCGGCGGCGCGGCGATCGGGAAGACGAAAGCGCGTCATCGCACACCTCCGCTGGTCTCGATCGCCCACAGCAGGAGCGCGATGGCGTCGGCCTCGTTGTCATCGGCGGGTGCAAAGCCGCGGTCACGAATAGCGGTGATCATCGCGGCCTTGTCGGCATTGCCTTTGGTCGTCGCGTGCCGCTTGATGGTGCCGACCGGGACACCCTGATAGGCGATACCGTGGTGCTCGCACCACGCCGTCAGCGTGGCCATCAACCCGCCATAGACATGCGCGGCATCGGTACCGGCATGGCGACGGACCTCCTCGAACCAGATGGCGGCAATCGGGCCGGACAGCCGGTCGGTCTCGGCAAGCCAGTTGGCAAAGCGCAGATAGCGCATACCGCCACCATCGAAGCGACTGTGACGCAGCGACACCGTTCCGCTGGTGATCAGACCATCGGCATTGCGCAGTGCCCAACCCGTCGTGGTGCCGAGGTCGAGCGCGACGATGCAGCGATGATGCGGTGTCGTGACAGACGACGCTGGGATTGCGTCACGGCTCGTGATGCGCAGAGTCGGGTCAGCCATGAGTGGTCTCCTTCGTGGTTGGCTGCTCGGGTGGGAGACGACGGCGGTCATGTGCTTGGCGGTACGGGACCGCCGTCGTCGGATTGGGAGATGGGAGACCCGTCAGGGCGGCCCGCGCGCGAGGCCCTTACGCATGGGATGAGTGGCCCACCCTGCGGGGTGGCCATCCCATACGTAGTATGGGGGTTTGACACCTAACTGTTCCGGGGAGAGCAAGTGACTGAATTCATTTCGGAATAAGACTTCATGAAGTCTTCGGGCATGAGTTAGGGGCCTAACTCTTATTTGCTCGTAACCCGCTGATTTTGTTGAGTGCACAGTTGGCGCTGTCATATGAGTCAGGCCTCACTCATATGAGTTAGGTCGTCTTCGAGCCCCTCCGGGTAGACCCAGACAACGGGGTTTTCGACCTGCAGACAGAGCCCGGATTGGGGGCATTTGAAGTGGCTGGGCAGGACCGGACGGGCGGTTGTGGTGACCTCGCCGGTAGCCGGATCGACATGCTCGACGGGTGCGCCGAACTGCATGCCCTCGACGCAGAGATAGCCGAAGCGCGACCGGGTGACGGGGAAGCCGAAGCCAGAGGGGTCGCGCAGGAATTTCACGAAGCCCTTGGTCGCCAGCACGCTGAGCCGCTCGCGGATGGTGTGCTTGCTGCCCAGACCGCTCTGGTTCTCGAAAGTCTCTGCGAATTGCATCGCGGTGTAGAGGCGCTCGCTGATCGCCTCGTCCAGCAGCATGCCGAGGATGACATCGTGCTTACGCAGTCGCTCGGCATCGAACTTCGCTCCGACCTCCTTGCGCACCAGGCGCTCGTTCATCGGGTTCAGTTCGACCCATTCGCCTTTCACCTTGTCGATCAGCTTGCCCGCCAGCGCGGGACCGTTGCGCAGTTCGATCTCCAGCCTGCGAACAGTGCTGTCCTCGTCGGGCCGGTGCATGAGCAGCCCCGACGTGTAGAAGCCGCGTAGCGCGCTGGCGCCGGAGAGCGCGAGGAAGGGATCGTCCTTGACCTGGTGCTTGCTGGCCTTGCGGGTGTGGTGGGCGAGGATGACCCCCGCGTCCGGATTGACCGCCTCGCGGAGAAGCTCCACCCGGTCCTTGAGGAAGAACATCATGGCGGTGTTGTCGTTCTCGCCGCCGCCTTCGGGGCCGCCATCGAAGAGGTTGCGGATCGGGTCGATGACGATGATGTCGGGCGGCGCATCTGGGAACGCGGCGCGGATAGCCTCGGCCACGCGGGCGACGCCCTCCGCGTCGAGCAACAGCTTCAGCTTCGGCGTGGCCACGAAGGTATCGCGCGCGGCAGCGATCACGACGGTGGGCAGCGCGATCTGCTGCATCCGTTCGCGCAGGTAGTGATACTGGATCTCGGCTTGCAGATAGAACACGCGCAGCGGCCGGGGCGGCGTGAAGCCGAGGAATGGCACGCCCGCCGCCATGTGGACGAGCCATGAGATCAGGAAGTCGCTCTTGCCGACCTTGGCCGCGCCGCCCAGCACCAGAAGGCCGCCCAGCGTCAGCACGCGCGGTGCGATGATGTCCGCGGGCATCGGGCTCATGTCGTCGAGCAGCGCGCCGAGACTGAAGGTCGGGAGCGGGCTGGCCGGAGCGTCGGTGCCTGCCGCGCGCAGCAGCGGCGGGCCGTTGCGGGTCACATGCAGCGCCCAGAGCCGTTCGGCCTCGGCCAGCAGCCGATCGAGCGGCCAGGACGGGCGCAGCATGGCGGCGTTGTAGCCGCAGATCGCTTCCCAGCCCGCGAAGGGATCGAGCCGGCCCTCATGCACCAGGCGGATGTAATGACCGATGGCGGCGCTGGCCCCCTGGAAACGCGACCAGTCATCGACCGCGCCCTCGCGCACCGGCGTGGTGAGAACGGCGTCGATGGTGGGTTTGGCCGTTGGGGCCGAGAGGTCGCTGGCGAAGCCGACGCCCGGCAGCGGCGGCATATCGGCGACCCGCTCGGCGAAATCCGCAAGGTCCACCTCGACGGCGCGATGTTCACGGATCTGCACGAGCCGCTGATGGCCATGCTTGTGATAGACTGTGCCGGGCACCCGGATCGGCTGGTGCGCCGAACGGAAATGCGTGTCGCCGCCGACCTTCACGGCGATCTCGCCGCGCAGGCGGCAGAGGGTGGCGAGATCCTCTCCCTCGGCGGGTTCGGTCAGCTTCCACCAGACATGAAGCTTGGTCGCGCCCTCGGGCGTGCGGCCGCCACTTTCGATGATCAGCGTGGGCGTGCCGATGTGGAGGGTGAGGTGGTCGAGCTTGGCCGGAATGTCGCCCGCGTCGAGATCGACGACGATGGCCTGCATCTGCAGCACATCGGCGGCGCGGGCCTGCCCCTGTTCTGCGACCGTGCCGGGGATGACATAGACCGCGGCACCCTCGCGGTTGGCCCATGCCGCGAAGGTCGCGAGCTTCTCGGGCGCAGTATCGTCGGCCGGGATCCAGATGTTGTGCGGCTTACCGTCCCGGCCCTGACCCTTGTCATAGAGCCCGCGCAGCGGAATCAGTCCCTCGCACCAGCTGAAGACCGTGTCGAGGAAGGTGGCGATCTGCTTGGGGTCGGGATCGCAACCGAAGGGGTTCTCGGACGGCGGCCCGTCGTTGAAGTCCATCCACGGGTTGAAGTGCAGGATGCTGTCGTCACTCATGCCGGCAGCCCCCAGCAGCGCTCGGCCCACGGGCAGAAACGGCATTCGAAGAAGTCCGGCGCGGTGGCGATGCGCGGCAAGAGCTCGCCCGCGTCGGTCGCCTGCAGGATACGCACGCCACGGTCGGACATGCGCTGCGCGAGATCGGCGTCGAAGGGCACCTGCTCATGGTGAAGCTCGGCGGTGTCCTTGTTGATCGCGGTGAAGAGCGCGGGCGCCGCGCTGATGCCGGGCACGCTTCCTTCCATGTAGGCCTGATAGAGCGCGATCTGGGCGGCGTAGACCGGCTTCGATTTGGTCACGCCATCCTTGACGCAGGCGCGCCAGTTCTTGGCATTCATCGTCTTGCATTCCCAGAGTGCGGGAACGGCGAGCCCGAAGCCCTCAGGCCCTGACGCGATGATGCCGTCGACATGACCGCGGATGCGCCCGCCCGCGACTTCGAACCCGAACTGGCCGCCATCTGAACGGTTGCCTTTGCGGGTGTAGAGGTCAAAGCCCGCGCCGCGCAGCCACGCCACGGCCAGATCCTCGAGCGCGTGGCCGATGGCGAAGATACGCAGGGTCTGGCCGCTGAAATCCTGGCCCTCGTCCTTCGGCGTGGCCGTGAACTCGAACTGCAGGGCGCGCTCGCAAGGCTGTCCAAGGCGCGAACCGCCCAGATAGTCGCGCGGCGGCCGCGTTGCCTGATCGGCGGTCAGGGCCTGATCGACGGCGGCATTGACGCGGTCGGCGAAGCTCGGGCGGCGGTTGAAATCCAGCATCAGAACGGCACCTCCGGCGTCTGCGCCCGGGCGATGTCGGACATCGCCTCGCGGAAGCCCTCGACAGCTTCCTCGATCAGGGCGCGCATTTGCGCCTCGGTCAGATCGGCGAGCGGGGTGGCCCAGCCGATCTCGTCCATCAGCAGCGCCACGCGCTTCATGGTGGCGGTGACGGCGACGCGTTCCTCCTCGGTCAGGTCAACCATGGCGGAACGCCTCCGCGCCAAGCGCGTCCAGAAGGACTGGCAGGGCATCGAGCAGAACCAGACCGAGGGCCGGGGTCGCTTCGACCGGAACGGATCGGACCAGCCAAAACCACGGGTGGGTTGCCGGCAGACAGCACAGAGCGCTCCACGCGGATGCCAGAGCCGCCGCCGGTCCTCGGCCGTGATGGGGATGGAGGAGGTCATGGATCATGCTGCCCTCCGTTCGGGAGCGGCAGCCGCGTCGATCAGCTGCAGGATGGCCCGTTTGTTGAAGCCGAAGGTCATCAGTGCCGAGGCGCGGTAGCGCGTCAGGCCGAAGTCATGTCGACACTCGGGCGGCAGATACTGCAGCTGCTTTTCGGTTGGCGGCTGGCGCAGCCAGGAGCGGGTCTTGAAGGCGCTCTCGTCGGTCTCGTGGGTGTTCAGCCAGTCGTCGGCCTGCGCGAGGCAGACCGTCCGTTCGCCCACGCCCAGCAGATGCGGGCGGTCGCCCTTGGCCCCGCCGATGGCGTACCAGACCCCGTCGAGCCAGAAGATGCCGCCCCAGGCGGTGAAGCCGGTGGCCATCATCGCATCGTCGGTGCCGAAGAGGTCGACCCATGCGAAGCTGGACCGCTTCAACAGGTCGATCTCGGTCATCATGAAACCCGACAGCGGGACAGTGCCGCCGCCGTCGCCAGCACCTTCGTCCTCACGCGGGAATGCCTCGCCGCAGAGCGGGCATTCGGTGGCGGCGAGCGGAATGTCGGCGCCGCAGTTGGGGCAAGCCTTGGTCGGCGCATCGCCAGTCTCGGCCTTGCCATTAAGATCGACATCCTGCTCCAGCGTGCCGTGGATCAGGCTCGAGGTGCCGAAGTCGAGGACGACGCAGTCGGTCTTGACGACGCCGGGATGTTCCTCGGGATCGACGGTGCGCAATCCGCGCCCAACCATCTGGATCATGGTCGATTTGTAGGAGCTCGGCCGCAACAGCACGACGCAGGAGGTGGGCGGGTGGTCCCATCCTTCGGTCAGCACCGCGACGTTGACGATCACGCGGATGTCGCCCGCCGCGTAGCTGGCGAGGATCGCCTTGCGCGCCTCGGCCGCCAGATCGCCATGGATCAGCGCGGCGGAAACGCCTGCCGCCCTGAACGCCTCGGTGACGTGTTCAGCATGCGCGACGGTGGAGCAGAACACCACGGTCTGGCGGTCGCCTGCTTTCTCCTTCCAGTGACGGATCACTTCGTCGGTGACCGGAGCGCAGTCCATGATCTCCGCCACTTCCGCCATGTCGAAATCCGACATGGTCTTGCGCACCGCACGCAACTCGTCCTGCACGCCGACATCGATGACGAAAGTGCGCGGCGGCACCAGATGGCCCGAGGCGATCAGCTCACCCAGCCGCACCTGGTCGGCGACATTGTCGAAAACCTCGCGCAGCCCCTTGCGGTCGCCGCGGTTCGGCGTCGCCGTGACACCGAAAATTCGGGCATCCGGATTGGCCTCGCGCACCCGGTCGATGATCCGGCGATAACTGTCGGCGACGGCATGGTGCGCCTCGTCGACGACCAGCAGATCGAGGCGCGGCATGTCGGCAAGGTTCGAGGCCCGCGCCAGCGTCGGCACCATGGCGAAGACGACCTGGCCGCCCCAGGACTTCTCGGTGGCATCGATCACCGATGTGGCGACACCCGGCACCACGCGCTGGAACTTGGCGCGGTTCTGCGCCGTCAACTCGTCGCGATGAGCCAGCACGCAGGCCTTGGCCCCCGTATTCTTTGAAATGGCACCGATCAACTCGCCGGTGACCGCCGAGAGCATGATGGTCTTGCCCGCGCCGGTGGGCGCCACGCCGAGCGTGTTGCCGCGGGAAGCGAGCGCAGCCACGCTGCGCTCGACGAAGGTCTTCTGCCGGGGGCGCAGGCGCATGGCCGGTCTCCCCTTACTGCGCCCAGCTCGGCCGACCGGCGTTGCCGGGGGCGGACACGGGCTGGCTGGGCTGGGTGGCCGTGGCGGGCTGCTGCGGGGCGTGGCCCTGCGCCGGGGTGGCGGTGAACTGCGGCGCGACCGTGCCCATCAGCGCGGCATAGTCGCGGTGATCCGGGGTGACCGCGGCGCGGATCTCGTTCTTGTCCTCGCCGTTGGTGTCGGTGCCGATGTCGATGCGGGCCACGAACTCGATACCGTCGAGATCGCCGAAGCCGTTGATACGCCTGCGGCCCTGCGCCTCGGGCGAGTTGTCCTTGTCGGACACGCCGCGCGCCGAGTTGAGGATGCCGCGGATCAGGCCGCGCCCCATATTGGCCCAGTCCGGGCCCTTGGGGCTGTAGAGGCCGATCAGCGACCAGATCTTGCGGCGGGCGTAGGGCCCTTCGAGCACCGTGTATTCGGCGTCGAGATAGACGGCGCCGGTGGCGGCGCGGCGCGCCCAGCCGCCGGTCCAGCCTTGCGAGGGGTCGTCGAAGCCGCCGGGGCGGAGCGTCAGGCGCACCTTGGCGAGCGTGCCCTTCGGAATGACGTTGGTGTTGGATTGGGCGGAGTTGAAGTCGTTCCAGATGCCGGACATGGGCCGCGGCTCCTTATCTGTTAGAGGGTGGGACGCGCAGCGGCGTCGACAGGGGAAAGCCATGCTGGCGACCGGATCGGGACACCAGGAATGGCGTGATGTGCTCAGCCATGGCCGGACTCGGTCGTGGCGGCAGGTTCGGCCGGGATCACTGGCGGCCAGGACAGACGTTCGGCGGCAGGCGCCGCGGGGCGCTGGATCTTTTCCATCAGCCGGCCGAGATGGGGGGCCTCGACCATATCGAGGCGGCCCGAGCGGTCCTTGGCCGGATAGCCCCAGGAGTTAAGCGTCTGGCAAACGAAGGCGCGCTGGGGCTGGCCGTTTGCATCGGCGATATCGGCCATGGTGATGACCTGATCGACGATGCCCGGCAGTTCGAGCCCGGTCTTCGCCCCGTCGATCTGCGGCTGAAAGACCTTACGATTGAAGTCGTCGAGCTTCTCGTCGAGGATGCCGACGAACCAAACGTGCTTGCCGCGCGCGTGCTGCAGATGCGTCAGCCAGGCGATCATCTCGCGGCCATGGAGCCCGTAGGCGCCGCGGATGTCAGGCTTGCCGGTCTTGTCGGAGAAGGCCTCCGGCTGGCCGCGGCACCACTGGAAGCAGAGCCGCCCGGCGACCGTAATCGAGTCAATAAAGACGGTTTCGTACTTGCCGATCACCGCCGGATCGCCGTAGCGGCCGCAGACCTCGTCGAAATGCGCCTGGCTGTAAGGCTGGTCCTCGCGCAGCGCCGGATTCGGCCCGCCGATGAACACCGCGAAATCGCGGCATTCCTTCCAGGTGCGGGGCCGGAGCGTGTCGATCTCCAGCCCCTCGACCGCTAGATCGCCGGCCTCGAGATCGAGGAAGAGCGTGGTCGAGGCGTTCAGCGTCCAGAGCAGCGACGTCTTGCCAATGCCGGACCGGCCAAAGATGACGCCCTTGATGCCCTTGCGTTGCGCAAGGCGCTCGTCGGCGCCGATGATGGGAAGGGCCATCACTGGGCCTCCTTCTTCATCACCGCCGTGGCGGCGCGATCTGCGCCGATGCACCCGGCCTCACGGGCGAGCTTGTAGAGGCGCTGGAGCGCGGCGGCGCGGCGATAGGCGGCCGAGCTCTCCCGCTCTGCCTCGACGATCGCGAAGGCGATCTCGTCCACGGTCGCCTCGACGACCGGCAGCGGCTCGCGCGGCTCGTCTCCGGCGCGCTGCGGGAAGGCGATGGTTTCGGGGAGGTCTTCAAGGGCGTAGCTCGCCTTGCGAAGACGGGTGATGTCGTCCGGCTGGTCCGGCATGGCGGTTCTCCGCGAGATGAGGTGATCGAGGAGGCGCATCAGGCGGCCTCGCGGACGTCGGTCGCGGGCTCGGCGACGTAGATCGCCAGCAGCGGCGTCCCGTCGGCATGGGCGCCGGCGTCCTCGATCTGATAGTTGCGGTTGGGCTCGCAGACATCGGTCAGCTCCCAGCGGCGATAAAGCCCCGGAAGACGCCTGAAATCCTCGAGCGACAGATCGGCAGTGCGGTTCATGCGTGTCTGCTTTCGGTTGGAGGGAAGGCGCTCGGGGCGCTCAATCAAGAAAAGCCACCGGCGGGATCGGATCGGGACATCGGCTCAGGGGTTTTCTTCGAGGGCGTCGTGCAGCCGGCGCATGGCGCGCTGGTAGCGCTTGCGGGCGGCGGCCTCGGTCAGGCCCAGTTCGGCTCCCGCCTCGGCTTGGGAAAAGCCCTCGATCGCCACGCGGATCACAAGCAGGGCGTCGTCGCCGAGCAGCTCCCGCACGGCGCCGTTAAGGCGCTCATACCCGGTCCCGCCGATCCCGCTGTCACCGTTGTCCATGACCTCGTCAGGATCGGCACCGCTGGCGAGATGTTCGCGCGCCGCGTCGCGCTGGCGCGCACGGATCATGTCGCGCTCGACGTTCCGCATGATCGTGGCCGCGATCCGGTTGACGCGTCCCAGGTCGACCCCGCGGACCGCCTCGGTGGTGCGCGCCAGCAAATCGGACGCGACATCATCGGCAGAGCCGATCCTGCGCCAGATCGACCGGCGCCGGATGGCGTCGAGGCCGGGCCAGAGCGCCAGCATCAGCATGGTGAGAGCGCAGTCGGACGTGGGCCCGTCGCCCTGCGCCGCCTCGATCAGCGCCGAGAGGATCAGGTTCTTGTCTTCCGGATCGGCCGTGCCGCGATGCAGCCCGTCCAGCAGGGCGGCCGGGTCCCGGAAAGCTATGAGGGGATCATGCGCGCGCCGGACGACGTCGAAACTGCGTTGGAAGTGAAGGGTGGAAGATGAATGCATCAGGTGATCACGGATCTCGTGCCACGCGAAGGACATTGGACGCCTGCCTTGCGGCCAGGCGTCCGGCGCCTTCTCGTGGCCAGGTCAGGACGTCGTGCGTCTCTGCGATTTCGGGGGGTGGGGGGCTGCGCGCGTCAGCGCGCGGGGGTGGTCGCGTGATTCAGCGTGCCGCAGCCACGGCAGGTGGCCTGGACCGGAAAGCCCACTAAATACTCGTGCCCCCGCGCGAAGCGCAGGTGCATGCGGCCGTCCCGGCAGACGCCGAGAAGCTTGTCACAGCGCGTGCAGCGCCATTCCGAGTTGGAGGTGGTGGGCTTGGTCGTCGCGGCGCCGGACCAGCTCGTCGGGGCTGCCTGGCACGAGGGGAAGGGAGTCGGCATGGAAGTGCTCCTCTAGGTGGAGCTCTTCCAGTAATCAGCGGTTTGTTAGACCGTCCCCCGATGTACTTTAGACGTTCTTTAGACGACAGCCTCGACGGGTGCCACGACCGCCTCGGTTGCCGGCCGCGGCGCGACGATCAGGCGCCAATAGCCGCGCTTCGCTCCCTTGGCGATGTAGACATCCACCATGTCCTTCCACATCTCCTTGCGGAACGCCTGCTGGGGACTTTTGGCCGAGAACCCCTCCATCAGGTCGCCGACATAAACGTCCGCGGTGCCCGTTGCATACGCGGCGACAAGGCGCTCGAAGATCGTAAGTTGATCGTTTCCGGCGAGGTACAGCGGCTCGCGGCCGGGGATATAGAGCGTGCCCGATTGTGTGCCGCTGCGCGCGACGCACGGCGACTCGCCGCCGCGCGCGAGCGCGTGACTGTCACGATACGCGAGTTCGATGCCATCGCGCGCGAACAGCATTTCGTCGTCCCCCGATGCGAGATGGGATAAGAGCGGCATGACGACGTTCGGTCCGAGGTGTGACGGCATGTCCTGGCTCGCGGCGAAGACGATCCCCACGCCAGGGGTGTTCCGCGCGCGCAGCATCAGATCTAGCCTCTGTGCGGTCTTCGGGTCATTGAGACGCCGAGCGAAATAGACGGGCACCTCTACGCCATCGATCTGCATCGCCCCGACCAGGGTCAGGTCCGGGTCCAGGATCTGGGCCGCCCGCTTGCTCAGCAGCGGGTTCATCAGGCGCATGAGCGTCTCGTGAAGCCACTGAGCGTTGATGGCGTACATCTCGATATCCGACAGCGGTCGCCTGCCAGCGTCCTCGTCGAACGGGCCGATAGTGCGGACCATGCCTTCCGTCGCCGACGGCCTGATGGTGCCTTCCCCTTCGATGTCGTCGTCCTCGACAAGGACCACATCCTGCCGGTCGCGGCGCTCGAGCAGACCACCTTCGATCAGTCGGCTGGCGTCGAGCCCCAGTTCCAGCAGATATCCACCGCTGACCTCGTCCTCGATCCGATCGTGAAGTTGAACCAGCTCGGGAAAGATCGCGCGCAAATCGTCGGGTGCGATCTGCCGAAAGGCACTCAGGATTCCCCATTCCTTGAGGAGCGCGAAGCCGAGGCTGCGCTCTTCCGGATCCGTCTTGCTCTGCAGGTTGCAGCTCTTCGTGCCAGCGATCGTGATGTTGAGCGTCCGCTCCTTCTCATCGCCGATCCGGTTGTAGGCGACCGCGATGGCGATGCGGCTGAAAGCCTCGGCACGCCGGAAGATATTTCTGGCTCCGAGATACTGGTCTGCCACTTCCACGATGTCATCATCGACGGTGACCTTGAGCTGCAGCTTGCGGCGCCAGATACCGAGTCGGATCTCGGCTTCCACGACGCGGGCAAACTCGAACGCGTAGCCTCCGATCTCGGGGGGCTGCAGAAGAAGCGAAGTACGAAACCGCGAGAGGTTGTATCGCTTCCAGGTCAGCGGCTTCTGGGAGATGTCGTGGCCGAGAGCGACTTCGGCGAACGAGTCGCTGACTGTCTGGCGCACCACCGGGCTGTCCGCGCAAACCTCGATCTGACGCAGCGATGGCGTATAGATCAGCGTCGCCTCGTTCGGCGGACGATAGTAGATGGTTCCTCGTCGTCCATCCTGTCGATGATCGTGGACGCTCGACAGCGGCCCGCCATGCCGGACGATCAGCATGATGGACGCAGGGTGCACGTCCGTGGCAGGCAGATCGAGCGCCTTCACTGTGCAGGAAATCTCGGGCTTCAGATCAAGCATTGCCTTGATCTCGGTGGCCAGCGCCGCTTCGTCGATTGCCGCAGCATCGAGATCGACATGATTCTCGAGTTCGACCTCGAAGGCGTCATAGAGTTTGCCATGATCGCGGAATTGCCGTGCGAAATGGAAACTCTCCGCATCCTCGAACGTCTCGCGTGCGTTGAGATAGACCCATATGCTTCTGCATAGCCGATCGGGCTGGCGTTCGAATTCTTCCAATTGCTCGTCGTCGAGCCGCTGCTCGACGATCGTCGTCAGGGAGGTCACACCCTTTCCATCGGCGAGGGCACGGATCCTGCGGCATCGCTGCTCTGCCGGTCGCAGCTCGTCCTGATCGAAACCTGACAGCGTCTGAATGAGCTCTTGGCGAAATGCCTCGACCGCATCTTCATCGGTGTGATCAGGAACGTCGTCACGCAACTCGAAGTCGGGCTCGTTGTCACCCTCCCGGACGGCAAGAGCTGCTCGTGCGAGATCGATCCGCGCATCCTCGATCAACGCCAAGACATGGGGGCCGATCGAATTTGTTTTGCGCGCCATGAACTCATCCCCCACGACCATCTGTTCTTGACTGATTCAACCCACGATAATCACGGAGGAAACCAGGATGGGCAAGGCATGGTGTTCCCTATCCGTTCAATTTCCCGTTCTTCCTCCGTTTTGCGTGTCCCATCGCGGTTCGCCGGGTGGCTTTTGATCGGTAACGACACCACCGATCACGGCCGCCCCACGACATGAAACGCCCCAATCCTCTGCCCCCCGAGCTGATGACACCGGCCGAACGCCGCACTGAGCTGTGCGGCCTGCTGGCGCTCGGACTGCTTCGGTTGCAGATGCGGGTGAGCGACGAAGTATCTGACGATATTGGAGAAATTTGCCTACACTCTCCGCCTGACCGATGCCGTCATGCAACTCCGACTCATCGGAGACCCCATGACGACGCATGACCCCATCCCCGCGCGCCTGGTGGCGCTGAAGGCGGCCACGACGCCGGAATTGAAGAAGCAGTGGCGCGAGTTGTTTGAAACCGAGCCACCGGCTTTCAACCGGCGTTACCTGGAGAGTCGACTCGCCTACCGCATCCAGGAATTGGCCTATCGTGGTTTGAAACCGGCGACCGTCGAACGCCTCGAAGCGCTGGGCGAGCAGCTTGATGGCGGCAACATGGTGGTGCGCCGCAACCGCGCTGATGACCGGCCGATCGCCGGCACCAGGCTGATCCGGGAATGGCAGGGCGTCGAGCACACCGTCACCGTGCTGAACGACGGCTATGAATGGCAGGGTCGGCCCTACAAGAGCCTGTCCTCGGTTGCCCGCGCCATCACCGGCACGCGCTGGAACGGCTGGACCTTCTTTGGCCTCAAAAATCATCGGAGCCGGGCATGACAAAACCCATCGCCCGAAAACTCCGCTGCGCCGTCTATACCCGGAAATCCTCCGAGGAAGGGCTCGAGCAGGAATTCAACAGCCTGCATGCCCAGCGCGAGGCCTGCGAATCCTATATCGCCAGCCAGCGATCTGTGGGCTGGGTGCTGATTCGCGATCAGTATGACGACGGCGGCATCTCGGGCGGCACGCTGGAGCGGCCGGCGCTCAAACAGTTGCTCGCCGACATCGAGGATGGGCTTATAGATGTGGTGGTGGTCTACAAGATCGACCGGCTGTCGCGCTCGCTGATGGATTTCTCGAAACTGGTCGAGATATTTGATCGGAATGACGTCACCTTTGTCTCCGTGACGCAGAGCTTCAACACCACGACGTCGATGGGCAGGTTGACGCTGAACATCCTGTTGTCGTTTGCCCAGTTCGAGCGCGAGGTGACGGCCGAGCGCATTCGCGACAAGATCCGGGCGTCGCGGCAGAAGGGCATGTGGATGGGCGGCATCGTGCCGCTCGGCTACCGGGTCGAGAAGCGCAAGCTGGTGATCGAGGAAACCGAGGCCGCCACCGTGCGCATGATCTTCGAGCGCTTCGTCGCCATCGGTTCAGCCACCGTGCTGGCAAAAACCCTTGCGGCAGAGGACGTGCGCACCCGCCGGAGCAAGCTGATCGACAAGGGTTATCTCTACAAGCTTCTGAACAACCGGGTCTATATTGGCGAGGCGGTGCACAAGGGCAAAAGCTATCCCGGCGAGCATCAGCCGATCATCGGTCGCGCGCTGTGGGACAAGGTCCACGCCATCCTGACCGAGAGTCCGCGCAAGCGGGCCGCCCGCACTCGCGCCGACACGCCCGCGCTGCTGAAGGGGCTGCTGTTCGGCCCGGATGGGGCCGCATTCTCGCCCACCCATACAAAGAAGGGCGGCAAACTCTATCGCTATTATGTCAGCCAGTCGGTGCTGAAGCGCGGGGCGGACGCCTGTCCCATCGCTCGCGTGCCGGCCGCCGAGGTGGAAATGGCGGTAATCGACCAGCTGCGCGGGTTACTGCGTGCTCCGGAAATCATCGTCGGCACCTGGCGCGCCGCCCGGCCCGAAATCGACGGGCTGCGGGAAGCGGACGTTCGCGAGGCGGTGGAGCGGCTCGATCCGATCTGGGACGAATTGTTTCCAGGCGAGCAGGCCCGCATCGTCCAGCTTCTAGTCGAGCGGGTTGATCTTGCCGCCGACGGCCTTGCCATCCGGTTGCGCACGCTTGGGTTGGCCAGTCTTGTTGCTGATCTGGGTGCTATCGGCCAGGATCGGAAAAGCGCAGTCAGCAGGAAGGCCGCGTGATTATGAACACCGCCGTCACACGCGATGACGATACCATTACCGTGCATGTGCCGCTGACCTTCCGCCGGCGCGGCGGCCGCAAGCAGATCGTCGTTCCTTGCGGCGCACCTGCCTGGATGCCGGCCCGCGCCCATATCGACAACGCCATGGTCAAGGCCGTCGCCCGAGCATTCCGCTGGCGCGATATGCTGGAGAGTGAACAATACGCGACCATTCGCGAGATCGCGACCGCGGAGAAGATCAACGAATCCTACGTCAGCCGCGTGCTGCGCCTCACGCTGCTCGCACCCGCCATCGTCGAGGCCATCCTCGACGGCCGGCAGGGGCCGGAGATGACGCTGGCGGCGCTGATGAAGCCGTTTCCGGTGGAGTGGGCGGCGCAAAGATCGCTGCTTGGCGAGGTGTGAGATGAATTTGCGGCTGACAACCCGGGGTACTGACAATAGTCTTACGGCGTCCACCGTTGACGCCAGAGACTCCCGAACCTTCCATGTCCAATTCCCCCCGCGATCTTATCCTAACCCATGTCCCCGAAGACGGCGCCTCCGTGAGCAATCTGGCTCTGATTGCACGGCTACGCGAAGCACTGCCCGACCTCACGGACGAGGATTACCAGACAGCACGGGATGGATTGGTCGATGAGGGCGTCCTTGGTAAGGGACGCGGACGCGGCGGGTCTGTATTTCTCGTCATCGAAGCTGATGACAACGAGGATCAGGACGACGATTTCGAGCTGGCACCTACCGAAGAATCTGCACCACCGCAACGTCGAGGAGCAGCGAAGAAGAAGGCGACGCCCCGGAGATCCGGCGAGCCGGTGCGGGTACTGTCCTATCGTCACGGCGAGACGCGAGTGAACAACCCCGAAGTCGGGATGGTCCATGCAGGCACGGACCCGGACGGCGCGCGCACCACTTGGGCCTATGACCCGCATCTGGACCCGGTGCTGAACTTTGACAGCGCCCGCGCCGGGGTAGAAAAGCTGATCGACGATGCGCTGGCCAGCGACGATCCGCAGGCGATGAAGGACGCGCTGATCGAACTCAAGCGACTGCAAGCGCCCTACCTCAACTGGACGGGCAAGGCCGAGCGGACGTCGTTCGAGGTGGATACCGTTAGCCTGCATGTCCATGAACGGGTGGATCCGGCGACGATCCTGGCCAATGCAGCGCGGCGGCTGAAGGGCAAGGATGCGGGCGCGCAATGGCGACAGCCCGATCTGTTCGTCGCCCCGTTCGAGAACCTGCCGCTGCGCCAAGCGCTCGATTTCTATCACCACGAAAAGGGGTGGTCTAACCGACTAATCGCGGGTGACAGCCTGCTGGTCATGAACTCGCTACTGACCAGGGAAAGCATGGGCGGCAAAGTGCAGATGATCTACATCGACCCGCCGTACGGGATCAAATACGGGTCGAATTTTCAGCCATTCGTGGGCAAGCGTGACGTCAAGGATCGGTCAGACGACGATCTGACGCAGGAACCCGAGATGATCAAGGCGTTCCGCGACACCTGGGAACTGGGCATCCACTCCTACCTGACCTACCTGCGCGACCGGCTGGTGCTGGCCAAGGACCTGCTGCACGAAAGCGGGTCCGTGTTCGTGCAGATTTCGGATGAGAATGTGCATCTCGTGCGCAACGTTATTGATGACGTCTTTGGAGTCGGTAATTTTTGCGCGCTTATTCCCTTCAAGAAAACTGGCGGTCAGAGTTCCGCGGCGCTTGCGACGGTAAACGATTATTTAATCTGGTATTGGCGCGATGCGACGCAGGCAAAATACAAGCCACTGTATCAGGTGAAGGTGCCAGGGAACGAAGGCGCAACCAACTATTCGTGGGTTGAGGAGCCAAACGGCTATCGCCGGAAGCTTGCTAAAGGCGAGCTTGAGATCCTTTCCAACAGCCAGCGTGTCTTCCAAGCCTATCCGATGTTCTCTGAAGGCCCGTCTCCGGGCGATGAGCCACTTGAGTGGCGCGGAGCTATGTTCAATCCATCTGCGAACTCACACTGGAAGACTACGACACTTGGCCTTTCGAGACTAAAGAAGACTGGGCGCTTGATGGCGCAGGGCAAGACCATACGAATGGTCAATTATCATGCAGACTATCCGGTCACGCCGATCACAAATATTTGGCTCGACACGCAGATCAGCGGGTTCAATGACCCGCGGACTTACGTTGTCCAGACGCTAGCTCTCGTTATCGAACGCTGCCTCCTCATGACCACCGATCCCGGTGATCTCGTGCTCGATCCAACCTGTGGCTCGGGCACTACCGCCTTCGTCGCCGAGAAATGGGGGCGACGCTGGATCACCTGCGATACCTCCCGCGTGGCCATCACGCTGGCCAAGCAGAGGCTGATGACTGCCAGCTTCGACTATTACGCGCTGCGCTATCCACATGAAGGGCTAAAGGGCGGATTCGACTATGAAACCGTGCCGCACATCACGCTGAAAAGCATTGCCAACAACCCCGACATCGACACGATCTACGACGAGGACCACCCGAAGATTGTAGCGGCGCTGAATGATCTGAACGCTGCGCTGGCCGCCGCCCCGCCGAAGCCGCTCAAGCCCGTGCAGGGTACTCGCAAGGGCAAGCTGGTGAATTTCGCCAAGGGCGAGACGCTGCATGAATGGGAGGTCCCTTTTGATTGGCCAGAGGATTGGCCAAAAGTCGCGCGCGGTGCTTTCGAAGCTTTTCACAAGGCAAGGCAGGCGATGCAGCGCCGCATGGACCAGTCCATCGCCGATCACGCCGAGCAGGAAACGCTTTATGACAAGCCTCGCATCGACAAATCCAAGCTGCGCATTACCGGCCCCTTCTCGGTCGAGGCGGTGCCAGCGCCCACCGTTCTGTCGCTCGATGACAGCCTGCCGCCGGTCGAGGCCGACGACAGCATCGCTCGCACGGGCGAGACCTCGCGCCAGGCGCTCTGGCGCGAGGAGCTTCTGAAAACCGGCGTCCGGGCCAAGGGCGGGGCGATCCTGCGTTTTGCCGAGTTCGAGACGCTGCCCGGCCTGCGCTATCTGCACGCCAGCGGATCGCTGGCCGAGACGGGCGAGCGCGTCGTGGTCAGCTTCGGCCCCGAACATGCCGCCCTCGAGCAGCGGCAGGTAGAGCTGGCGCTGTCCGAGGCCGAAACTCTGCGCCCGGCGCCGAAGTTCGTCCTGTTCTGCGCCTTCACTTTCGACCCCGAGGCCGCCAAGGACATCGACGAAGTGAACTGGCCCGGCGTCACGCTGCTGAAGGCGCAGATGAACACCGACCTTCTGACGGAGGATCTAAAAAAGGCACGCTCATCGAACCAGTCCTTCTGGCTTATGGGGCAGCCCGATGTCGATCTGCGTAAACGCAAGGACGAGATGTGGGAGGTTGAGGTCAACGGCTTCGACTATTTCGATCCCCGTGCGGGCGATCTGGTGTCGGGCGGCAAACAGCAAATCGCCATGTGGTCGCTAGACATCGACTACGACCAGCGTTCGCTGATGCCGCATCAGGTGTTCTTTCCCATGGTGGATGCAAAGGGTGGCTGGAACCGATTGAAGACGGCGGTGCGGTCAGAGTTGGACGAAGATTTACTGGAGCAGTTCCACGGCACTGTCTCGCTTCCCTTCGAGGCGGGAGACAACAAGCGGATCGCGGTGAAGATCGTCGATGATCGTGGGATTGAATCCCTCAAGATCATACCGCTCGAAGACTGAGCTCCATGTCACTGATCATCAATAAGCCATGGGAATGTCCGGCTCAACACTGGGTTGAGGGCAAGGGCGGCAAGCTTGAGATCAAACCCGAGCGCCGCCCGGCGAGCTATGAGGTATTCGACGCGCGCAACAACACCAAGCGAACCGAGGCGCTGGATCTGGTCAACACCATCCGCACCCGCGTCAACGCCTGGCGCGATGCGGGCTGGCCCGGCGTGACCATCGTCACCCGCAAGCTGCTGGAACACTGGCACGACACGCAAGCCCGTCAGCACCCGTTCTACTTCTGCCAGCTTGAAGCGATCGAGACCCTGATATGGTGGGTTGAGGGAGCGGAAGCCTACCAACAGGGCATCGCAATCCCCGGCGATGGCGGCGCATGGGAGCGGCTCTGCAACAAGATGGCCACCGGCACCGGCAAGACAACGGTGATGGCGATGATCATCACTTGGCAGGTACTGAACGCGCTAACCTATCCGAAGCGGAACAAGGATTTCAGCCGCGCGGTGTTCGTCGTGGCGCCTGGCCTCACGGTAAAAGAACGTTTGCAGGTGCTGCTGCCTAGCGAGGGCAGCTACTACGACGAGTTCAACCTCTGCCCATCCGAGGCATTGCGCCGGAAGCTGAACCAGGCCGAAGTGCTGATCGAGAACTGGCACACACTGATGCCGCTGAAGGAGCAGGAACGCTCGGTCGTGAAGAAGGGTCGAGAGTCAGACGAGGCGTTCGCCCGACGCGTGCTGGGCAAACTCGCCGCCCACAAGGACATCATCGTCATCAATGACGAGGCGCACCACGCCTATCGCAAACCGCCCGAGGTGAAGATCAGCAAGAAGCTGGCTGCCGAACAGGGCATCGACCTTGACGAGGCGACCCGGTGGATCGAGGGGCTGGACCGCATCCACAATACGCGCCGCATCCAGCGCTGCTTCGACCTTTCCGCTACCCCCTTCGCGCCTACCGGCAAGAAAAGTACGGACACGGCACTTTTCGACTGGATCATCTCTGATTTCGGGCTCAACGACGCTATTGAAGCCGGGCTGGTCAAGACGCCGCGCGTCGTGGTGCGGGACGATGCCTTGCCCGATGCAAGGACGCTGCGGTCAAAGCTCTATCACATCTACCGCGATCCATCGGTCTCCGAGGATTTGAACCGGGCGAAGGCCGAGCCGCACGAGGCGCTGCCGAAACTAGTGCAGGACGCCTACACGCTGCTCGGTGCCGACTGGCGGGAGACTCAGAAGAAGTGGCGAGAGGCCGGGCACCGTTCGCCCCCAGTAATGTTGACGGTCTGCAACCGCACGGAGACCGCAGCCCGTGTCGAAAATTATTTCAATAAGGGCGATGCGCACTGGCCGGAGCTGTACGCCCCAAACCGGACTTTGCGTGTCGACTCCAAGGTGCTGGAAAAGGCGGAAATCGGCGAAACTGCCACGCCTGATAAGGATTACGAGAACAGGCTGAAAGGCATCATCGAAGCCGCAAACTTGCCGGAAACGCGAAAACAGCAGCTACTGGGTATGAAAAAGGAAGAGCTGCTGCGCGAGATCGTCGACAATGTCGGCAAGCGCGACGCGGCGGGCCAGGATCTGCAGAACGTCATCTCCGTCGCGATGTTGTCCGAAGGCTGGGACGCCAAGAATGTCACCCACATCATGGGTTTGCGTGCGTTCACTTCACAGCTTTTGTGCGAGCAGGTGGTGGGCCGCGGTCTCCGGAGAGTTTCTTACGATACGGATGAGAACGGACTGTTCCTGCCGGAGTATGTGAACGTTTTTGGCGTTCCGCTGTCCATCTCGGAAACCGGCGAAGGTGGCGATCCTCCTCCGCCTCCGAGACCGACCACCCAGATTGAGGTCATCCCGGATCGGGCACACCTCGAGATCAAGTGGCCGAACGTGCTGCGCGTCGAAACCGTGGTGAAGCCGCAGCTGACCATAGCGTGGGACAAGATACCTGCACTGGTGCTTGACCCAGCCTCAACGCCCATCAGCGCCGAACTGGCGCCTGCCTTGGGTGGCGCAACAGATATGGGTAATGTCACCGCGATCGATCTGGAACGCCTTCCAGACGGCTTCCGCCTGCAACGGCTTGTCTTTCAGGCTGCCCGCAAGGGGTTTGCCGAATTACGCCAGAGCTTTTCTGGAACCGAGGAATACCTCGCCGCACATTTGGTGCGCATTGTCGAGAGCTTTCTGAATTCCAAGCTTCTAGAGATACCGTCGCTATTCCACGCCGATCCTCTGCGTCGCCGGATCCTGATCGCGCTGAATATCGATCTCGTCGTTCAGCATGTCATGCGTCACGTGAGTGAGCAGAACACGGAACGCCTCACCCCTGTCTTTGATGAAGAAAATCCGATCGGTACCACCGGTCAGATGCGGACCTGGTATACGACCAAGCCCAGCTTCCCAGCGATCAAATCACACATCAGCCACCTCGTCGGCGACTCCTCGTGGGAGGGGCACGCCGCGAATGTGTTCGAGGGGCGGGATAACGTTGTCGCCTATGTGAAGAACGATCATCTGGGCTTCCAGATTCAGTACATGTGGGCAGGGTCACGCCGCCGTTACGTGCCGGACTTCCTTGTCCGGCTGTCCGGCGGCAAGATGCTTGCCCTCGAGATCAAGGGAACCGATACCCCGCAGAACAAGGCCAAGCGCGACGCGCTGGATGAGTGGGTCAAGGCGATCAACAGCACCGGAGGATTCGGACAGTGGGCTTGGGATGTCGCGTTCAACCCAAGCGATGTGCAGGACATTGTCACCAGGCACACAAGCGCCACCGGAGCTGAACTGGTAGTTCAATAA